GTTACGCGTCTCGCTTGCGGGACGTTCGTTTCCTACGGTACGTGGAAAAACGGCCACGTGACGTTAGGTTACGCGGCGTTCCTTTTCTTCGGGACGCTCGCACCGTCTCGTGCGTTTCACTACGCTTCGAGCTTAGAGGCTTGACGCGGCTGCACGTAACGTTACTAAACGGTAACGTTACGTGCTTTTTTTTATGCGCGCATATAAATTTACTTGTGTTAAGATTAGATTAATTAAAATAAATTTATTTGTGTTAAGAAAAGAAAAATAAAAATTAATTTATTTTTAACTTGAAAAAACTAAACCCCCCGTACCGTGTTTTTGTGCTCACACCGACGACATCGACATTCACCCCTTTTTACTCTCAGAACCCGCCTTCCGAAACGCCTTCCGAAAATCTCAAAAGCGCCTCCCGAACCTCTCTCACTCTCTCAACCCGCACTCTCTCGTCACCAGCCGCCTCTCTTCCCGTCACCCGCCCGCTCCCCGCCCTCCCCGATCTCGTCACCCGCCGCCCCCTCCCTCGCCTCACCATCGCCACCCGCGAACACTATCTCTCGTCAAATCAATCCCCCCCCCGTTAACCCAAGCCATTCTCTCGCCCTGAAATTAGCTCGGTTTTTAGACATGCGTGCGGCTGCGAGCGGTTTTCTGGCGCATGAGAAGCGGAAATGTCGGCGATCACACGCTTTTAAGACTATAATGAGCTGTTTACTAAGCGGGTTGTATCGTTGTGTCTATCGGTGCGAGCCCGATCGTCACGACAAGCTTTTTCTCGTCACGACAAGCTTTTTCTCGTCACGACTCATGTTCTCAAACACTCTCGAACCCTATTTCCATGATTAAAAGCATCACTTTCGTGTCGAATGGCGTGTCGAAGACGTATCATCGGTACTCATCAGTGGAGATCATTGGCGATGGGTTACTTGAAATCACTCTAACTTCGTCTACGGCTCGCATTCTTAATACCGGTCGTCCTTACGATGGTCGTGTTGCTGGAAAAGGGTTTGATTTTTACTCGATTTCTTCGTTCGTGGTGGAGTGTTCGTCGCCTTGCGTGAGCGTGCTTGGGTCAGTCGATGGATCGGTCGTCAGTTCTGACGATGGGTATAAAATTACCTTTAATTCGGTTGGGAATCGTCATCCGGCTAATGGTCTTCACGGTCTTGATGGGGGTGATCGGTTCTTCTGCGCGGTTACTTCATCATTTCAGTACTCGATGCCGGTCGCTGTCAACGATCGGTTCAACGCGCTCACGCTCTTTGGAGCAGGGTTGCAGAATCTCAGCCGGGTCATAGAGCTCTACGACTTCGTTGATCACGGGTTCGGTGTTCGCATGCTTCCTGACGTTCTCACGTCTCGGTACGCGACGATACCTTATGACGCCGTGTCAGGATGGTACGGGTGCTATGACATTCAGTCGGCTGGTGAAGGATTCACCAATTGCCACTACGGTCATGACGCTTGGTTCATGCTCAACGGTCTGCTGAACGGATCAGACGCTTCGCACTTCATCGGCCACTGGCTGCTGGTGTCGAAGCTCTGCTACGGCTACCTTCAACCGGGCAAGAACTGGTATGACGGGATGTATCGGTATGAGAAAGGATCTGGCCCTACCGGCGTACCTACTCGTCGTGGCGTGAGTCAAGCTCCGGCGACAGCTAAAGAATGGGACATCGGGCTGCTCGTCGGTCACATGCTCTACAAGACGAGCCCGTTCGCTGACCTTATCAATCAAGTCGTCAATGAGCGCCGTGCGAACCTGCTCAACCGCCCGCCCGCGCACGTCTGGAACGGGTCAGGCGGCGCTCGCAACCTCGGTAACTACCTGAGCAACTTGCTCGACTTCTACGACCACGACCTCGCGCTCGGGCTTGGGAACCAAGACGCCTATTTCGCCAAGTTCAACAAAGTGCTCACGCACGTGATGAAGATCGTTGGCACTGACCCCTACTTTAAGAACATCCAAGACGGTACGATCAGCCTTTGGGAAGAGATGGGAGCCGTCTCTCTTATCCTGAAGTGGATTCGTCGGATCAGGAACACCGGGTCTCTTCAGGACTACAGTGCGCAGCTTAAGAAGATCGTTTCGATGGTTTCGTTCTATCACTCGAAAGCGATCTCAACTCCTGTGATCAACGGTGTTGAGTACCTTCACTGCAATTATATCTGGAACTCGAAGACTGGTAAGATTGAAGGAAAACCTCACCCTCTTCACTGCGTCTGGTGGCTCGGCGTGTACGCTGAACTCGCTTTGAACGAGGGTCACTACGACAGATTCGCTTTGAACTTCGACCCATTCATACTCGGTCACAAGTGTCTCATGACTGTCACCAGCAGGCTTGGTCAGAACTGGGCGGAAATTACCGCCGGTCACGCCCCGCTTGCTAAATTGCATGTGGACAATGTTCCTTATGGCCTGAGTGCTGAGAAGCAGTGGCCTATCGCGCTTACGGGGATCAGATATGCAAGGTATTGATACGCGGAAAATGTTTCCTGTCGACGCCGGTTTTGCAGACCTCACCTTTCAAACGGTGGGTTTTGTGCTCTTTTCGCTTGTTCTGATCGCTTTTTTGCTTGCGGTTTACCTTATGACGAAAAAGGTTGACCCAACTCACGACAAGTGCAAACAGACGCGAGATAGACTTCAGCGAGACTATGAAGCCGCCGCTGCCAGTGCGGTTATCGCTGAAGAACGTGTTCACAACATCATGAAAGAATTCAAGCGCGAGGATAAGATGACGTGCAAGGCGCTTGAGCGTATTCAAGACGCTCACGTTGATTTCTTTATCGCGGTAAACAAAGAGCACCTCAGTATTGATTCGCAGAATCTTCTCCACAAAGTAAGAAGAGCGATCGAGATTGAAATCGCGAAAGCAGGAGGATGACAATGAGAAATTTTGAAAGAGCGAAGTATTTGAGTGAAAGACTCAATAACGGGAACTACACCGCTATGAGTGAAGCGGTGCGGTTCTTGATGGATAGGGTTCTTGCTGAGACTATCTTCGAAGACGCGCATGCGGACGCAGTTCTTGCAGGAGTCTTCAAGAAACCGCCTACCACAATTGATCTCCGACCACCAACAGCGCATCAAGAGCCGCAACCAGAAACTCTCTATTGTTTAGTAAATAAGGCGATCGACACCGCTAAAGCTCTCAATTACGCGATAACTGTCGCAAGACCGTGCCAAGAAGAAATGCGCAAGCTGCTCGCTCTCCTTGAAGGTATGAAAGACGTTTTGAAACAATTTGAGAAAAGTGCGGCTATTCTCGGAGGATTCCAAAATGGTTGATCCGAACAAGCCACATCACTGGTCAGGGTGGCCGGGAGCCCACTGTCTTGATTGCGGTATCGAAGATCCTGCTGAGATCTGTCTCGCAGATAGGCACGGCGATAACTGCACTCGAAAAGAATGTCAGCATACGCCATGCACCATGTCAAACATGCTTTGCCCTCAATGTCACCCTCCTGAATCGACCTTGACGGTCGGTGATCAAAATTTCAAAATTGCCGCTGATCCAGTCGATCGTGATGTCGTACATCCTCAGCACTACAACAATCACCCGAGCGGTGTTGAGTGTATGGAGATAGTTCGCCACATGAACTTCAATCTCGGCAATGTCTTCAAGTACATTTGGAGAGCTGATGAAAAGCGATACCCGATCAAAGATCTGAAGAAAGCGGCATTCTATCTCGATGACGAAATTAAGCGTCGAGAGAAGCAGAACAAAGAAGCATTCTAAGGAGAAGATCATGGCGACGATAGTGATAACGATGTTCGACCCGCTGATCCACTCGATCCACAAGGTTGGAAACACTTATCAATTGATGAATGGCTCTAAGATTATCGGAGAGATCAGCCATGAAGATGCTGTTGATCTCGCAATGATGGGCGTTGAGATTTTGTCTGAACTTGATCTTTCAGAATTTCGCGCTATAAGGATCAGAGAATAAAATGACGGACGGCTCTCTGCTGAAATTCGGTCCTTTGAACGAAATTCAGTTCTTGCTCAAAGTTCTCCGAAATGGTTCAGATATCGTTTTCGCTGATCATTCAGATTCGAGATGCACTCTCGAATTCGCTTTTGATTTCATCGTAAACTCTGAATACAGCGATAGAATCAAAGAAGAGCTTTGCGTTGATGAGTGTGGAAATATGTTTGTAAAAAAAGAAAAAACACCACAATACACCAGCGCACTTGAGTCGTTGAGAAACCATGCGCAATATTTTCACGAGATCGCTAACGCTCTTGAAAATATGGCTGAGCAAAATAAAGAAACTGTCAAGGAAACAGACGATGCCGTCAACTGAACTGTCGCTAATCGAAAGATTTATCAGCAATCATGACGAATCTTGCTCGATAAGAGGTCTCTTCAAAGATCGCGAACCACTCGACGATAAGAATATGAATCGTCTCGCCGAACTCGTGAAAGAGAAGCGAGAAATCTTGTCTGACATGCGAGTCTTCATCTCAAAGAAAAATCGCGCTATCACCTAGATAAGAACCTCGTTCAAAGCGACGTTGTTGGTCAAATGAAGATCACTTCTACAACGACGATATCTTTTGATAAGCATAGTGCAAGAATCGCAGATCCTCTATCCGGACAAAAGTTAGGATGTAATCGAAGATCAAGCATAAATAAGCATCCCGGAGCTATCGAGATAAACTTCGTATAAGCATATTTCCCGAATCGTTGACGATTTGACATCTATGAAGATAAATCAGAAATCGTCGATAACGAAGGATAAAAATCTAATGTACATCGTCGATTCCATAGCGATAAAAATGAATCGGAAATCGTCGATCAAGCAACGATAAAAAAATATCGATCATATCGTTGATTCCTTTCCATAAGCATTCGTCCAAAATCGTCGATGACGGGAAAATAAAAATCTTAAAGTACGATCGAAGATTTTCTATCGATAAACAGCGTCAAACCAATCGATGATCTACGTGAAATGAAGATATATAGTAAATCGATGATTGACTTCGATAAACATAATCGATCGATCGATGATAGTCTGTCGATAAACATTTCTGGAAAATCGACGATCTAACCGGAATAAGCATGTCGGACGTGATCGAAGATAAAACACAAATAAGAATGCGAGCATATCGAGATGAAGCAGCTATCAAAATGATAGTACGATCGTGATACTCACGTAATCAAAATACTTTCGTGATCGTGATGGACGAACCGATAAGAATCCTATACACATCGATGATAAAATCATGATAAACGTTCCACGCGAATCGTTGATATCATCAACATAAAAATCATCGCAAATCGAGAAAGAACATGGGTTACTTTCCGCCGCCACCACCGAGAAAACATTGGGCCAGACATATCCCTGACTGGTTCAGAGAAATTCAGCAAGAAGACCATATCACTTTCAAGATAGGTGTCTTGTTTCTCTTCGTTGCGGTGGTGATTTTTATTTTCGCACAAGACTAACGCTTAAGAAGGAATAAAAAGACTTACTTCGAGCGCGACGATAAAGACCTATAAGAATGCAGTAAACATCGTCGATGAAAAAGATACAAGAATACTGTTAAAATCGAAGGTAACTCGCCGATAATAATAGAAAACGATCGTGATTTTCGGGGATAAGAATGCCTCACACATCGATGATAAACACCCGATAGCTTTCTCTGAGGATCGTCGATAAAAGTTCAATGAAAATGATATACACATCGCCGATCAAGATGGATGAACATCTCGTTGAAATCGAAGATACATCAAAAATAAAAATATAGTGGAATCGAGATTTGACCAGATAAGAATCCCAGGAATATCGCCTGTTTCCCATGGAATAAGAATACGAAACGAATGAACACTTCTAGAAAAAGAAAAAAGTCGTACGTTCTTCAATCAGCTACGATTGATTTTCTTCTTGAGCAAGCTTTTAGAAACATTGGTTTCATGAGGGATGATGAAGTCAAGAAGTTCCAAGATATCTCGAGTGAAGTCGGCGCATGCCTTGACAGAAAATTGAAAATTAATCTCTGCGGACATGTCGTAAACGCGCTGCGAGAAACGCGCGATCTCGAAAGAAGGAAGCTCTTGGGTACTGTTGCGGAAAATTTGGCTAACGCAAGGGTCGCGCCTCTCGTAAACATCATCGGCGATGCGTTTAATGCGGCGTCCTGAAGGAGTTTCGTACACATCTAATTTTCGAAGAATGTTCAATGAGAATATCATCCATTCTCATGATCATATCGTTCTTTACGTCAATTTCTTCAAATCAGCGAAAGGAAAAATTGATCCTCTAAATTCACAATTGAAAAATCTCACGGGCGAAATCGCCGGACTCGAGAAATTTCTACTCGATCAGTATGAATTGATAGAAAAAGAAGATGAAAAGAAGTTCATCTATCTAGAGTTCAATTTCTTCAAATACAAGAAGAAGAAGATTATTCACATCTGCGGGAACTTCTCAAAAAGAGCTTTCCATACGAACATCAAGCTTCATTTTTTCCAGAACCAGATTTGGAGTCTCGTTCTCCAAGACGAGTTGATCAATCACCTCAGTACCGCAATTATCTTTCCCTTTTTCGAAAAGAGCTTTCAATATTACGATTTCGTGTTCAAAAAATATCCGAGGAATTGCAACATAATAATCCCGCCAGCAAAAACGGACTCTCTTATTCAGAATGGCAAGCTGGTTAAATTGCTTGGCGCAAACCTTACCGACCATAGTGTTCGACAAAGGGTTGTGAGAGAAAATCATGAAAATTAGCTCGCCGAAAAAGAAGAAGGTCGTTGAAAATCTCGATCCAGATACAGGTGAAGCGATTGAGGTGAAGAAAGTCGCACCCCCACTCGGTCCCCCTCGAAATGAGTTGGAACGAAAACAACGAATCCTTCGCGCGATGGTCACGTACTTCTACGCCATTCAGCAAGAGAGAATCGCTGCGGGCTTGCGAGCTTCGCGATTGATCGTCGCACTGCACAAAGACGATCAAAAGATTCTCGCAGACGTTTCTGACTCTTTCGAAGAAATCGAAAAGCAGTTGATGAAAAAGATCACTGCGATGTTGAAAGGCTTCAATGTCTACAATCGCTTCTTGAAAGAAGTTCACGGAGTCGGGCCGACAATCGCAGCCGTTCTCATCAGTGAATTCGATATCCATGACCGCCCTGCGCCTGAAGGGTATTCCCACGCGCATACCGGGTCGTACACTGAAGGCGGAATTCTCTATCGATCGAGAACGATTTCGCAGTGGTGGAAGTATGCCGGTCTTGCTCCGATTGAAATCACCAGTAAAGAAGGTGAAAAGAAGATGATCGGTGCAAGAAAGGTTGCTGGTCAAAAAATCAGCTACAACCCTTTCTTGAAAACGAAACTTCTTGGCGTGCTCGCATCTTGTTTCATCAAGTCGAAGTCACCGTACAAGGTGTTCTACGATGAGCATAAGAAGATGCGCGAAGCTCAGAATTGGGGCGCTAACCCTGCGAACAGACATCGCGACGCAATCAGGCACATGATCAAATGCTTCCTGATGGACTTTTTCTATGCGTGGCGCGAAATCGAAGGAATGCCAGCACGTCCTCCGTACGGAATTGAGAAACTTGGCAAGTCGTGGTCACAGATCTGGCATGTCAAAGAACATCCATGTATAAAGAAAGAGGAGACCCCCAATGACAGCGAACTTCCAAACGCCGCCACGTGACGTCAAACAAGCGAAAATCGCGGTATCGAAATATCTGATTCAAGTGGCAGAGAATATCTTCACTGAAAACGGTATCGCGCAAGATTTCAACACGTACAGCGAAGCGCAGAAAGGTCGAGTCAAAGAAGCAATTGAATGCGCTAAGACTCAACTAATCAAGCTGATGCCTACGCTCTTGCGAGCGCCTTATTTGACTGAAGATCAATTCAAAAAGGTTGAAGCTCGAACGAACAAGATGCGCAAGGTCGCTGAAAAAAATCTCGTCAAAAACTAATTTGACGAAAGATAAATCCGCTGGCATTCGTCAGCGGCTTTTTTATTGTTCGAAATTGCGCGCCAAGCGTTTAACTTGTTGTGACAGCAAAATGCTGGCTACAGACACAACGGTCACGCTATTCAAAGCGCGATTAGTGGTTTTATACTACGCCATAAAAGGCGCGAGATCGTAAAACAAAGAAAATGACCACTCCTACGGTTAATCACAATTCATCTAAGGTTGCTGTCAGAACATGCAGCGAAGATTGCCCATTCATCAGATTTAAGACTCGAGGAGAAGCGATTGGGTGCGAATACTATATCGCCAAAGAGGTCAAATTCGGTGAACCGTGTCTGTACGATCTCAAGACGATTGAAGGTTTCGTAGAGGCGTACAAGAACGGAAACCTCAATTTCGTAAAAGAATCAGTCGGAGCTATCACCGGCTCAATGGTTGTCAAAATTAACGAGATGCTCGCAACGATCTCTGAAGAAGGGATGACATACCTCGAGCCTATTCTCGATGGAAAAGGCAACCCCATCCTGATCGATGGAAAAATTGCGACAAGAATCGTTGAACACCCGTTGCTCTCAAAGATTGTCGCAACCGCGAAAGCTATCGGGTTTGATCTTCAGAAATTCAACCTTACAGCATCAACAAGCGGAGAGAAACCTTCCGTTGTCGGTAACATCATGCTGAACAACAACCCGACTTCACTTGAAGATGCTGTTCGAAGAAATGAAGATGCCATGAAGAGATTTGCGGACGGCGCTGTCGTCGCCACACAGAAACTTGAAGCCGATCCCGTGTATCGCTCGATTAAGGGAGGAAAGAGTGAAGGATAATTTAATCACGGCCAAAGTTGCTAAGAGACTTGGCTTTAATAAAGAGGTCGTTGAAACGATTTATAAAGAAATTATTCAAGAAATTGTAGCTTGTCTTGAGACTGAAGAACCGATCCTCTTAAGAGGATTTGGAGAGTTCTATTTCAGATACCAGAAAAAAGCTTCACACGACCTCGTCGCGAAATCGTTGAAGTTTCGGGCGGTAGGCTACTCTTCAGAACTGCTTGAGAAGAAATCATCGTGTATTGGTATACGAAGCACCGACTCTATAACGCTTGCGCAAATGGGTGTGAAGCAAGAGGATGTGCCAAAAATACGAGCCGTCGCCCAAGCGATGCAGGTCAAGGGGCATCTCGAAATGAGAATATTTGACGGCACCATTGACCTTCAAAAGGTCGCCTCAAATATCGATTCTTCAATCGAAATGCTTGCATCAAAAGGAGAGCTCGAATGACCGTTACAGTTGTCGAAAGAACTCCGAAATCGAAGATTGTCCATATCGGAGATGAAATTTCAACAGTAAACATGACCGGTGTTGACAGTAATCACAACTTCATTCAAGTTACGAATCTCACGAACAATCGAGTCTCTTTTACGATTGATGGAACAACTCCCGCAGTTCCATCGACAAATAACCCGACGAGTTTCGGCAACGGCATCGTCGTTCCTGAAAATACACTCAACGGTGGGCTTCGAGCGTTTAGGTACGCCAACAATGAATTCTCATCTTTGAAGTTTGCGGCAGCGGCTTCAGGGACGCAGGTTATTGTTGAAGTGTGTCGGGTCGGACCAGTCGCCACCGTTTCTTGAAGCCAGATGGCTCAAAATTATTTCATTGATTTCATAAACGGAAACGACAGCAATAGCGGCTCGGAGCTCAATCCCTGGAAAACCGGGGATAAAGTTTCAACGCTATCTGATGCTACACCTTTCCATTTTACTGATGACACTCTCTATCTCAAAGCTGGACAATATCATGTAATGAAGAAGATCCGGCTGAAAAAGCAGGGATCTTCAGGCGGGTGGCTGACAATTGATCGATATGGTGAAGGCCCGGATCCGATACTTGTTTCAGTTTCTAATGACGATGCTCTTCCAGGAGGCGTCATTAGCATTGACTCTTGTTATAAAGTCAAAATCAAGAACGTCAAGATCGATGCTGGCTATCAATTTTTGATATCATGCGTTGGTCAAAAGCACGCAACTGACACTTCACTTGTCCACGCTCTTGATATCGAAAATTGCGTTGCGTTAAACGCTGGTCAAGACGGGTTCGCCTTTCATTATGGCGCTTTGACTGAATCACCAGTCGCGTCTATTATTTCAAATTCTAAAGCGATAAAGTGCATGGACAACGGAGTTGGCCTTTACGGCTTTTCGAACGGGTTCACGGTAAAATCTGTTCTTTGCCAAGATATCGGAAACGTTTCCGCAGGTGTTCCTGATTACGGCGAGTTTGGCGGTGATGGAATTTCATTCCACGACACTGCGAGAAATACCAAGATTCTTTTCTGCACGCTTGAGCGTTGTAGAGACGGTATCCACAACATCAACCTCGGAATTCCCGGTGGAGTTATCGTCGGATCTTTGTTCATTGATAATACGAAATCCGCGATAAAATTGATGGACTATTCAGCCGCTGCTGCGACTGACGCTCAAGGATTTGCGCTCTTCGGTAACTCATTCGTTCTTCCTTCCGGAATGTCAGGAAATGGTGGGCTTATCTTTGGAAGAGATGGCGACGATGCTCCGGGAACTGGCGTTGAGGTAGGCGTTGGAGGAATCTTTAGCGCATCGATGTGGAACAATACGTTCTACAATCTTTCAAGCAAGCCTTCAGTCTTTGCAAGCTGGAAAAACAACGCTCTCAACGATTCAGCAATTTTCGATCACGCGAACAACCTTTACGTTGCGGCTGGAGCAAGCGCGAAGCACATTCAACTTGTGAGACGTGCTCGAACGATTACTTTCACGAACGGAATCAACGCCTATTCGTCTGCCGCTTCTGGTAAATTTGTCCTTGATGGTGTTGATAAGACACTTGCTGAAATGATCAGCGCGAATGTTGAAGCCGCAACGTCATTTAGTAATTCTGAACTCGGACTTCTCGGAGATCCAAGTACAAATATCTATCGAAGCATCTTGAAAAAGAGCTCTCCTTGCATCGGTGTCGGAAAGAATCTTGCTGTTGCGGCAGCGGCTCAATCCGTCGATGCTTATGACTTTATGAAGAGGCTCTATCGAGCTAATTCAAGATGGGATATCGGAGGAGCGATGTTCGCCACCGGTCCTACAAGAAATCTCTTTGAAACGATGTTGCAAGACCAATGATCGATATCAAAGAAGCTGGAGTTTTTATAGGTGCTGTATTGACTCTTTTCGCGTTTGTGAAAAAAGTCGTGATTCCGATGTTCAAAAAAGGAAAGGTTCACCTCGGAAAAGTATCCAAGATGGTTGAACTTGCGACAAATAGTGGAGAAGTTCTTGATCTTTTGAGAGATGTCGCTTCTTCTGTCAAGGGAATTCAGAGATCAACAGAATCAATAGAACTTGAGATATTCATGTCCGCAGAGAGATTCAAATCTCTCGTTAATTTGCTCGATATCGGGATCTGGGAAGCTGACGATAACGGATCATTCATTTACGTAAATCGAATGCTCTTGGCGATGACCGGATATTCGCAAGAGCGTATGCTCGGAAACGGATGGATTAGTTCGATCAGCGAAGAGGACAGGGAGAGAGTTCGTGAAGAGTGGTTTCAATCAGTGAAAGATAAGCGTGAGATGAACATCCATTTTGCGTTTATCAATATGGATGGCGGGAAAGTCGATGTTCGCGCTATCACTTCTCCGATCAAATCTAAAAATGGATCTATCGTCAACTTCATCGGGAAGTGTATTGCCATCTAATGTTTAATTGTATTGAATGAGAACACGGGTTGGACGAAAGGTAAGCGATTTTTCAAGAGGAGCCATTACTGACGAGATAATGCGCTACGCTGACAACGATTATCTGTGGCACATGCACGTCACAGGCGTTGATTTGATGCCTCATCAGCAAGTTGTCGCGAGTGTGATTGATGAGCATCACACAATTCTTCAAGTCTGGTCAAGAAGACTTGGTAAATCATTTTCAATTGCTGCGAAACTTCTGAAAGAGGCTGCGACAAAGCCGAGATCAGAAATTAACATCCACGCTCCTGCCCTTGAGCAGTCGAAGCGAGATTTGAAATACATGACCGATATGGTGATCAATAGTCCCATATTGATGCAATTCGTTGAGCAGAAACTTGGTGAGGGTCTCGGCAAAGAACACATTGAATTCATTAACGGAAGCGTGATCCAGGCAAAGGGCCAAGCTTCATCAGTCGACGGACTTGGTGCGACTCACCAGTGGTGGGAAGAAGTCGACGATATGGAGTTGAATACGCTCTTTGAGCGTATCTACCCGACCGGATCGATGATTAAGCCGGGATACAACTACGGCAAGAAAGGTCAATGCACGCGTATCGCCACCGGAACTATCAAAGGTATGGGGAATATCTATAACTTTGAGAACCCGAGAGATGCCCGGACACAGCTCGCGTTTACCGTTCTCCCTAAGTACACTGGATGGCACGGTGTTCAGTGGGGCATCATCCCTGAGAACGATCTCCTCATCGCACGCGACGTGCTGATGACTCCGGATCAATTTGCAAGAGCGTACCTCTGTCTTTATACGGAGAGTATGACATTCTTTCCAACTAAACTGATTTCGAAATCATACAGCGCGTTCGCTAAATTGGTTGATATTCCGGAATATCAAAAAGAACACAATTCAAAGATCTATAAAGCTGAAGGCATCGTGACCGTAGGGATCGATGCTGGTGGTCAGGGTACCGGAAACCATCCTTCGAAGTGGGCGATCTCGTTCGTTGAAGATATGGGGTCCGGCCAAGTTCGTTGGATTTATTCTGAAGAGTTCAGCGCAACTGAGAATATCGGCACGGTTATCTCAAGAACGTGCGACCTTCTAAACTTCTTTCGACCGATCCGAGGATACGGTGATGCTTTCGATACTTCATTCCTATATCAACTCAATAAGGTTGCATATGAATCGAAGATAACGAAGATCAACGTTGATCTGTTTGAGAATAGGGCTGGCGAGAACGGATGGAATCAGTGGTTCATCTGCCCTATCCGATTTAACGGTCCAAACAAGCATTTATTCTATACGAACTTGCGACTGATGTTTTATCAGTACAAGATCAAATTTCCGTACATCGTTCGAAATGATTCTCGATACGACGCTCTTTCCAAGATCGTAAATCAACTTGAGAACATAAAGAAAGAAGACGGGTCGCTTGCGAAGGGCTACGAAAAGTACGGGATGATTCGTCCCGCTATCGGAGACGACTATGTTGACTCTTTGGCTCTCGCGACATACGCTAACGGTGAATTTCATAAGACAGTTAGACCTATCGGGATGGCGATCGAAACAAGCGGGTTCCGTCAATTTTCAAACTTGAACATCATCGATAAGACGAACTTCATTCAGCGAATTGGCTTCGAAGAACAAGCTCATAAACCAAAAACATACAAAGACTTCCTTAGAGACGACGACTAATGAAAAACGATTTCTATATCGCTGAAGATGGAAAGATTCACGTCAAGAGCGAAAGCGGAAGAACTGCTTCTGTTGACCCGAGCGACTCTGACTTCGTCGGCGGCGGCTATAAGATTATTCCGAAATTGGTTCTCGCTGATGACGGTAGTTATGAGGTCAGCAAAGAAATCGTCAACACTTGCGCTGGATACTATTTCTCTGACAATAGATCAATTTCTCATTACGGCATAGGAAATCAGAATTTCAGAACCGCTCCGTACGAGAGAAAAGAACTTCTAGACGAGTGCTACCGCCTCTGGAAGTATGACCCTATCGGCGGCATCATCGTCAATTTGACGACTTACTTTGTTTTCGGGAGAGGAATAACTATCAATTATCCTGACCCTGAAAACGTCCAGATTCTTAAGAAGTTCTGGAAAAAGAATCAGATGGAGAAGAAAGCAAAATCCATCTGCGATGAAGGCACTGCATTCGGTGAAAATTACATTCTTCTCAAAGTATTCAAAGAAGATGTGAAAAGAGGCGGAAAGTACATCTACAGATCAGGCGACGTCAAGCTTTCAACGATCGATCCTAAGAACATCGACGCTATTGAACACTCTGCTGACGATGTTAATGATGTTGTCTACTACCATATCTCGTATGAGGGAGAAAACTCAACCGAGGTGAAGAAGAAGGTCAAAGATTTCTCAAGATTTGATTCTTCGGTAGACACTGAATGTATCTTTCATCTCAAATTCAACTGCGCGATGAGCGATGCATTCGGCTTAAGCGATCTCGTTAGAATCAAAGAATGGCTTGACAATTATCAAGACTTCCTTCGTGATAGCGTGATTATCAACAAGTTGTATCGCTCACCGAGTTATGACATCACAATCAAAGATGGTGATGAAGCAGACATCGCGAGAGCCGCTGCGCGATATGCAGGGTGGAAGATTGGCTCTAACCCTATTCACAATGACAAGGAAACGTGGGAGATCCTTGAGTTCACGGGATCAAATGTCTCGCAGGAAAACTCAAGACGAGCACTTCTTCTCATCGTCGCCGCTGGCGTAGGCATGCCAGAATACATGCTTGCTGACGGAAGTAACGCGAACCTCGCATCGACGAAGTCGCAACAGCTTCCCGCGATCAAACGCTTTGAAGACTATCAAGATCGATATTCAGAACTCTATGTTTCGATCTTCAACTTTGTTTTGGAGATGAAGCTTATTTTCGGAAAAGGTAAGGTCAAGCCGCATTTCGAAAAAGACTTTGAAGGCGATTACGATTGGAAAGGCACCGTCTCGCTCCCTGAGATCGTAACAGAAAACGATTCGGCGATTGCTGAGTACACTTCTAAACTCGTTGAAAAAGGACTATCTTCAAAGAGCTCTGCCCTCATGCGCAACGGTATGAACTACTCAGACGAGCTCGCAAAGATCAGGAAAGAAAACGACGAATCGATTGAAGTTTTGAAAGATCTCATTGAGAAGCTCAAGACCGCTGGATTGGAAGATTCTGAAGCCCGCGCTGTCGCTATCTCTGTAGTGTTCCCGAGCCCGCAGAAGTTTCAGCCAGAGGTCCCGAAGCCGGAACCAGTGGCTCCGGTAACGAAACCGCCAGTTAAAAAATGAGCATCGAGAATTACGCGAGGTTGATCCATGACAACTGTCGAAAAGAGAAGAGAAAACACGGCCTCTTTCAAAAGAAAATTCCAATCTCTTCTCTCAGAAGAATATTCGTTATGCTTGAGATCGATAAGATCTCTGGGCAGATTGTCGGATTCATTGCTTGTTGCAGCGATGGCGGCCCCATTCGGTATAGCGTCAAGTTTCTGCCTTCTCGCAGAGAGAATGGGGAGAACATTGATGCTATCGCTGAATCAATTCAAAAAAGCGGCGGAGTCGCGTCTGATAATCCGATCCAGTTTTTGAGTATGATCGCTAAGATCCGAAAAGTGGATGGCTTTTTCTTTTCATATCCATTTATCAATTTCAACAAAGATATCAAGTGGACATATGATGAAGCTTTTCGTCGATGTCTTGTAAGACAGAAGATACCGAAAACCTTTATCATTCTAGAGGATAAGTAATGACTAAAGAAAGAGCATCGATCACATTTTCTCAAAGCTCAAGAGTCATTGAGAAATCTTCTGATATTGATTTCACTAAATATTCAAAAGTTGATGAAGAGTGGATTAGAGACGTTCTCCCAGAAGTCAAAGAGTCTGGGAAGTTCGTAGAAATTATCCCGCTTTACGTTACGACTTCAAGAAATAAGCGAAAGTATTCAGAACTTGCGGTAAAGACTTTCGCTGATCTCTGTGTTGGCGTTGAGGCGTATCTCGGTCACGATGATTCTTGGCAGCCGACTCCGTACAGAACTCCTGTAGGAAAGTTTATTGCCTCATCGTTTGAAAACGTCACCGTTAAAGGTGCGCAAGTAAAGGGCGTGAAGGCTCTTTGCTACATTTCGTCAATTGAAGAAGGAAAGACTCTCTTTACTACGATTAAGGAGAAGACTGCCGGAAACGTCAGCCTCGATGGATATGTCGTCTCTAAATATAATGAGAAAGACAATGTTTACGAGGTTGAGAGATTTGCTTCTGTCAATTCGATAGATTTCGTAAACAACAGAACTGAATCCGTCGTTAGTGCCGGAGTCACTGGTGTCGTAAAAGAATCGTTTAAGTGTGATGACGAGCCAAACACTCGAGGGAACGCAAAAATGGACATAACGCTTGAAAAGTTGAAAGAGTCTGCTGATGGTCGAGAGATCATCAAATCAGTTGAGGCTGCCGCCACGGCTCCCGTGGTCAAAGCTCTCAGCGAAGCCAAGACTGAGATCGATACTCTCAAAGAGTCGCTCAAGTCATTGGAGACGAAGCTCGCCGAGAACTCAAAGAAGGCTGAAGAGATGACGTCTGCTCTTCTCGGCAAGACTCTTGAAGCTTACAAGGCCGAACTCGTCGATGCTGCGAAAGCGTCTGAGAAGGCGCTTGCGGACAAAGACGGTCGCGATCCTTCATACAAGGCGATTGAACTCGCCTCAAAGAAGCTGACCGCGAAAGTTCTTGAAAAGTCACGAATCGCTAATGATGACGTGACCTTCACGAAATCGAAAGCTTCTTTAAAAGAGAGCTTCGACGCAGAGCTCGCTGCAATTCTTGAAATCTTCGAAATGGTCGGAACGCCTTCCGCGAGCGGCACCACCACTGTTGAAGAGAAGACCACTGTTGCCTCTGCTGGCAGTTCAGGCGGGCGTGGACAAGTCTCGGTCAGCCTCAGCGACATTTTCCCTGACGCGCCGAAAAAGGACAAGTGAGCTTCGCTCACAAGAAAAGGAATAAAGAATGAGTCTTCAACAGACTGCTGTGGGCGATGTCCTTCCGGTCACCGGTCTTGCGACTGGTTACAAGTCGGGTGCCCTTTACAACTTCGGTGACCCCGCTTCAGCGGCCGGTAACGGCTTCTGGGGTATCATCCAAGATGACATTATCGGAACGTCGGATGCGTTGACGACTATTGACGGTCGTCCCATCCTCGATAACGACGTGTCTTCTGTCGGTAACGGCAAGGGTGATCTTAAGATCACCGGCGTTCATACGATGGTCGTCGCGTCAGGTATGGCGCAGGCTGGTACTGGATTCAAGATCGGTAATCCGGTCTACGCGTCAGGTGTGAGCACTAGAGCGGCTGCCCCGAACACGGCGGCTCAACGCGGTGCGAGCGATCCGACTGACTTTGGATTCATCCAACCGGTCTCGACTTTCACGACCTATGGCACTGTTGGCGGGCTCTCGCTCGTCGGCCACGTCTGGAAACAAGTGTACCTCGACCAGCGTTCTTCGTCGAAAACGAAGGGTGCGTGGGTCGCCGAGGTCAAGCTCCTCGGTCATCCCATCGTTGGCCTTATCTGAGCCACGGAATAGACTGAGGAAGAGAGAAAAAACATGGCCCATGAAAAGTTGTTCGCGGACGGCATCAAGCTTCAAGGGGGACAATTCGTTGTCCCTAAGAAGATCAAGGTGTCAGAGCGTGGCGTCGAGACTGAAGTCATTAGAGAGACGATGGTCTCTACTTCTGACACGAAACAGTTCTTTACGCAGGGTGTTTCGAAGTTCTTCATGAACGACCCAGAGGTCGTTGATAACGGATGGCAGGACATCTTCACCGTGATGCGTTCAACGTCACACGGCGAATTGTTCCCGTTCCGTAATCCCGACCGCGCCGGTCAGGGTATCCACGGCATCGTTTTCGAAGAGGTCGGCGAGCTTGGTGAAATCAAGTTCAGCAAGGTCACTTCGAACGAGAAATACGTCAAGAACGTCAAGTACGGTACCGCCATCGGGTACTCGAACGAGTGGTTCCAAGACGGCTCGATGGGTATGATCGAGATGACGACTCGAGACTTCCGTCAAGCCTCGAGCGACAAACTCGCTTCTATCCACTATGCGGCTATCGCTGCCGCTGTCTCGAGCGGTGTTTCGCTTTCTGCCGCGCAGTCTGGCACTGAGCTCTCGAGCTTCATCAACGCGCTTGATGTTGCTACGGTGATCATGCGCAGAAACCGCAGAAACCCACGAATCATCCTTGGCCCGCCTGAGGTTGAGAACTACCTGTCGGTTTCGTTGAGCGTTAAGTTCGGCTTCATGGCCCAGAACACGTTCTCCGGGTCGATGTCGATGCAGTCTGGCGCTGACCGCTCGCCTACGGCGGGTCGCTATCGCTTGATCACGACTGACCATCTTGCGGCTGGTACGACGACCTCGACGGTTTACGTCATTGAGCCGAAGAACCGGCTGATGAGTACTGACCGCGAGCAGCTCACGCTCGGCAACTTCCAGGATCTCCTGCACGACGCCGAAACATTGGTGGGAAAATTCCGCCGTGGCGTGTTGGTCGGTGAAGGTCAGGTTATCCGCGCGATCACGTCGGTTCCGCACGCTATCCCGACCGCCTGATCGTAAAGATCAAGTGTTTGGTTTCAAAAGAAGGTGGCTACGGCCACCTTCTTTTATTTCTACAGAGTTAGTATCGACACACTGGTATAATTAGTAGTCATGAAAGAAATTCTTCTTCCGATTAAGATTCCGACCTCATCGAATGAAATCAAGGAACATCCCGTCTACGTTGGCTATGGTGCTGACACTCACGGGAAAGTTTATTCAAGATGGAAAAGAAAGGGATTTGGTGGAGACGTGAAGATGGTGCTTCTAGATGAATGGTACAAAGAAGTTCCTTCATATGACCACTCGCGATCTTCGAAATACAAAATGATTCGAGCAGGTGTCTCTGGTGATAAGAAATTTGATATGATGCTGCACAGATTCGTACTTGAATGTTGGAGCGGCTTCAAAGATCAAGGTCAGCAGTGTCGCCATCTAAACGGTGACGGCTCGGATAATAGAATTGAAAATCTTTGTTGGGGTTCTCCTGTTGAAAATGAAAAAGACAAAATTGTTCACGGGACTTCGAAATTCGGTGAAGGAAATCCTCGATCTATCCATACAGAAGAGCAGGCGTTATTGGTTGCGGATCTTCTCGCAAAAGGAAAATCGTACAAAGAAATTTCCAGTGAAACTGGCATAGACGCTTCATTCATTTATCACGTTGCCTATGGTGAATCATGGAGCCATGTCACCAAAATCCCAAAACGGGGATGTTCGTCTCAACCTATCCCGACCGCCTGATAAGGTGTTCGGCTTCGAAAGAGGGTGGCTTCGGCCGCCCTCTTTTTTTATGAATTCTTATCGCGTGTATATCTAATTCGCAGGTTCAATATGAAAAAGAAAATTCTCTTTGTTGGTGATGGCGGATGCAATACCGGCTTTGCCAGAGTGTGTCAAGAAGTCGTGACGCGGTTTGCAAAGACCGGGGTCTACGATTGCGCGTTCCTGATGTGGGTCGCTCGACCAAATGTCCATGAAGTAAACAAGTGGCAAAAGATTGGCGTTCAAGTCGCATATTGCAATTCTGGCGATCCTGGTGATCAATTCGGCCAGAGAACTCTTCCTCAGATTATCCAGAGATTCCAGCCTGACGTTGTTTGGACTCTTGGTGACCCCTGGATGGTTGACCACGTTCGGTCATGTCCAGGGTACGGCGAAAAGTTCAAATGGATCAGCTATGTTCCGATTGATCGAGATGAACTGAACAAGGAATGGATTCCTTCGCTCAAAGCACCTGACGTACTCGTCCTCTACAGCGAGTTCGGTCAAAAAGTTGTCGAAAGACATCTTCCTCGAGTTAAGACCGAGCTCATTCTGCACGGTGTTGATTCAGATACTTTCAGACCCGTTGATAAATCGGAAGCAAAGCGTAAAGCAGGAATCCACCCTGAAACGTTCGTCATCGGATTTGTCGGTCGAAACCAGATCAGGAAGAGAATTCCTCGATTGCTTCGAGCGTACTCATTCTGGAACTGTCTGAATTACAATACGAACGCTGAAGTCGAAGTCGACAATAACGGCATTCATGAAAAGTGGGACGCGAAAGACTACGCTCGCATTCAGTGCCACATGCGCCCGGAGAAATGGAAGGATCATTTCAAGCAAGATCCGGCGAAAATGAATAGCGCCCTGTACCTTCACTCAACTGAAGGATACACGGACAACAATGATGGACTCTGGGTTGGTTGGCACCTCTCAGAGTACGCTGACCGCTACCGTTTGAACGACAACAATTACGGAGCTCCTTCAAGAGTCTTCGTGCCTTCAAAAGAAAGCGTGAGTTCGCTCAATGGACTGACTGACGAAGGCCTCAACGACGTCTATAACATGATTGACATTCATGTTCTTCCGTCATGCCGAGAAGGATTCGGTCTTCCGATCTTGGAAGCGATGGCTTGCGGCGTTCCGAGCATCGTCACGAACTACAGCTCTATGCCTGAACTCGTCGCTGGTGGCAGAGGTCTCACCGTCGATGTCGCCGAGTTCGATGATGAACCTTTCTATGATGCGCCGAGCGCCCTTGTCTCCATTAACGGTCTTGTCGATTCCATTAATCAATATCAGAAGATGTTAATTAGCGGAGAGGCGAGAGTTATGGCGCAAGCGTGCCGAAACTTCGCAGTCGAGAATGATTGGAAGAGCGTGTTCAAGAAGTTCAACAGAATCGTTAGAGAGCTTATCGCGTGACCACAAACTCTGCGGCGCTGATTCTCAAAATCAGATATCAAGTTAAAGACTTCTCATCCGTGGCCTTCACGGATGACGAGGTCGACACGCAGATAACCGCAGGGTTCGGCTACGTAAGCTATGGTCTCGCCGATGAGAGCACCGCCTCGGCATTTCAAACTGCGTTGACGCAGTTATACGCGTCGGCGCAGTTGTCGTATTCACTTGCGAGAGATCGATCTAAACTCGTAAAGTGGAAGAGCTCACTCGGCGAAGAAGTTAATCAAGAAGCTGAGGCGAAAGCTCTTATCGCTGTTGGCGACGCATGGATGGCGCAAGTCAAAGATGCTCTTGATAGACAATTGAAAATGAAGAGTGATAGTGTCCAGATGGTCGATCAGGCCAAGGGGGCGCTCTTCAATTTTAATGCAAATGTCCCTTGCTTCTCAGATTACAAGCCTTCTGGGACTGTAGGTCGATTAGGCAGACCGTCTGACAGATGACATTAAGTGACTCTCAACTACAAGGTTTCAAAGAAGCGTCTAAGCTCGTTAGGGCTGGTCGCAAGGTTGAAATCTATGTTCTGAGTGGAGTCAATGTCAATAGAGGTACGGCGATATCAGGAAGTGTCGCTAATCTCTTCGATAACAGAATTGCTGATTATACTGAGGTCTGGGTCGCCGTTTCCGGCGTGGTTTCAGCGATCAACCGCCCGGTAAAATCGACCGATGGCGGTCTTACTTATTTGAAAGAGACTGTCTTTTCTTTTGATTATGATGAAATTCGCGGATATGACCATTCGAAGAAGATGCGTCTAGATGGCATCGTTTTTGAGATTAATAGAAAAGATGAAGATCGTTGGGGCAGTTACCTCACGCATATTAACTTTCACGCGGTTGCGGGAAGATAATGACGAGCTTAACTGGACTTGATAATTTCAAAAAAATCTATCGAGATTTGTCAGGCAGATTCCGCAGACTAAATAAGATTGAGAAACGCCTCGATGAGGCTCTTAAGATTGGGCAATTGCGCGCAAAGGCAGCCGCTCCGGTTCTTACTGGACTTCTTAGAAGAAGCATCGACCGCGATGTGAGAAAGATCGGTGACAAATATGTCGGAAGAATATTTGTAGATCTCTCTATTGTTCCTTATGCGCGTAGGCAGAACTACGAACATAGGACTCGATCTGAATTTATGCAAAAAGGAGCGCGTGCCGCCGCAAACCATATCTCGGGGCTCTACAGCAATTTGAGAAGAATTGAGAGAGATTTCTTCAATGAGTGATCGACTTTTATCTGAGTCTGAATACTCACTCGCTAACTTTATAAATACATATGTTAGCGGCTGCTTCATCGTCAGCCCTGACTTTGACTGGGATAGAACATCAACTAAGTCGATAAGAAACCTCCCGTTCTACGCTGTTCGCTTTGTTGAAGAAATCAACTCTCCAGGATTCGTTGATGGCGGAAACACTAACGATCCTTCGATGATTTTCTCCGTAACTGCATGCGGAAGAAATCAAAGAGAATCAAGAGAGATGATCGGTCAGTTGAAGCAGACGATGCGAACGGCCACTTTCGTCGCAAGCGGAGTCGGGTATTGGATGAGCTCGTATAACGGAGTTCCTCTATACGACACTTCTCTTACAGGATCATCTACGGCACCTGTCGGAGCTCTTAATTATGAAATTGGTCCTGCTGATGATATTTTTCACGATGATAAAACTTCTTTCGCGAATTTGAAATACTCTTCAAGAGTTGAGATTACGCTTTCGACGATATATCGAACAAACGGTACAGACCTGCTCTAAGAAGAGCGGGAATCTCTTACTCCATGTTTTAAGGTGCGACTATGGCATTGACGTCTCTTTCTGTTGGTGGATGGAAAAAGCTGTTCCAAAATGTTGGACGGCTTACGATGGTCCGCAATCTCCTCGGAGGATCATCACCAACAGTTCATTCTGGCGTCGTCATGACCCTTAAGACTCTTGCTGAAGAAGATTTTCAGCTGGTGTCTTCGATGGTTTCGACATTCGTGTCGAACATGAACACACTTTCGAGCAATCTCGGTTCAGGCAAGACGAACGTTGAATCATCACTTTCGACTCTTGTTACGAGTGTCATTAAAGCAGACATCAATTCCACTGCGACGACCGCGTCAGGTGTTCTTAACGACATGTTCTCTTTGATGAGAACTGACTCTGTCGCGATCTCTGGCGCTGGTCGAATCAACGTGATGCTCGGTGAAGTGTTTGGATTCAATTCAAACTTCATCCCAAGAGTTTCAGGGCAGCATCAGATTTCCCCAGACTCAGGTATCCCGACAACGATTATCTGGGACGGGTACGCTGATCAGTATGGCTGGGAAGTCTGGTCCGCGCACTAAGAAATAAGGACAATAATGGCTGGTCTACACGGTAAAAACGCACAACTTCTCGTCGCGAGCAACACAACTGTTGTCGCGAGCGGAACCCTTGTCCAAGTCGGGACGTCTGACGTCTACCAGATTGCTTCTGCTGAAAGAAACTGGCAGTTCAATCCTGACAATACGTCGTTCAAGATTGAGTATCAGCGACCTGCTGGTTCAGGCGATTGGTACACGCTTGATTTGAATCATCCCGGCATTAACTACGCTGCCGGTGCGGTTCAGATCCCCGCTGTCAAGAACGCGTTTGTCACCGCGAAAGTCTTCTATCGATCTGATCTGACTGACGTCACTCACAAGATGTCACAGAACAAGTCGTGGGATGTCACTTTCGAGAGTGATGAAGTCGACGCTACAGTGATGGGTGAGCTTTGGGGGACGTCACTCCCGGGAATTCCCAAGTTCTCTGGAACAATCGATGGCCTTTATCTCAACTCTGCGAAGTACCAGCGCGCAGTCGTCAATGCGTCCGGTATTAACGCCGCACGTATCGTTCGCTTCCGCCCTGACACCTCGGTTGACACATACTTCCAGGGTGCTGTCAGATTCAAGAACTGGTCGCTCTCAGCCGCCTTCGACGGACCGATCGAAGAGACTCTTGAGTTTGACGGGCAAGGCCCACTTGACGCGATCGTTGGCGGATCTCCATATTTCGGGCCGTTTATCTGATAGCGGTGTATAGGATCTTAAGGAAGATCAATATGACCATCGCTAATAGAGATGCGTTTCGAAAACTTTGTGCGATCACGACGAGAACGGTTACCGCGTGCGGCTCTGACTTTCTCATAAAGCCACTGTCGCTCGCGGAAAAGCGCAAGCTTCTCGATGAAGCTACCTCGTTCGATAAAGCTGGGAAAGCGAAGATTGATCAAGAGACCTACATGGTCAACGTCATCGTCGCTTCCTGCATCGATCCTAAGTTTGAAGAGAGTGACGCCGACTTCTTCGCAGAGGACGCCGAGGCGACTATGATCACCGAACTTTACTCGGCGATCGAAGCTCCGGTGAAGCTGGCAGGTCTTGATGAAAAAAAATCGGAGACCTCGCCGAAATCCTAGAAGAGGACTTTGAGCTTTGTCTTCTCTTAGACATCTGCGAGGTTCGAGGGTGCAGTCTCAATGAAGCTTTGAAGCTAACAGAAGAAGAACTCGTGCTCATTATCGTTCATTCGAAAATGAGAGAGAAACAAAGAAAACAAAAGAAAAAAGCTCGATCAACTTGATCGGGCTTTTTTAGTTTCATGCCAAACCTTATCGACATCACGCTGACTTTGATCGACAAAGTCAGTCCTTCAACGAACCAGATCGCCCGCTCAATGGCGAACACGGCTCAGCAAGCCGTTGTTCTCGGACAGGTTGTTGAAGGTCTTCAGAACACGTTGGGTGCGCTCGCTGCCGCCCGAATTGTCGATAGTGCGATTGGAACGATTACTGAATTTGCTAAAGCTGAAGAAGCTATTAGAAGAGTCGAGACTGTCGCCAAGTCAGCTGGTGTGACTATCGGGTCTGATCTCGCGAACTCATTCCAGACCGCTAAGGACTTTGCCAAAGATCACAAGTTCGCGGTTGAAGAAGTTCTTGACACGTACTTCGAACTCGGTTCTGCCGGTTTCGATCTCGCTCAATCAATCGCCATAGGCGAACAGGCGCTCTTTCTCTCTAACGCGGTTATGCTTGACGCTGCGACATCAACGCAGCTTCTCGCATCCGTTATGAACTCGCTCGGCCAGACGACAAGTTTGGCGTTTTTGTCTGTTGAAGATGGAGCTAAACGAGCTTCAAACGCTCTTGCGCAATCGATTCAAATCTTTGCCGTTACTGGTGAGCAGCTTGAAGCTGGTTTGAAATTCGTTATCGGTTCAGCATCACTTCTCGGTGTTGAAATCGAAGATCTTACGACCGCCCTCGGACAATTGAACACTGTCGGTCTTAAGGGAAGTACGGCAGGTACATCTCTTAACCAAGCGTTCATTCAGCTTGATCGCGCTATCGGCAAGCTTGGACTCGATACAAGCAAGTTCATTGACGAAGCTGGAAACTTCAAGACCATCGCAGATCTCGTCAATGAAGTCAAACGAGCCACTTCAAATCTTTCGCCATTTGAGAGATTTAACGCAATCATCGATGGTTTCGAGTCAAGAGGTGCTCGCGCTATTGCGGCGCTTCTTCCGTTCTCTGGAGTGATGGAAGCTGTTACTCAAAGAATGGCGAGGAATGCTGATGAAGCAAAGCGACTCAGCGACATCTACGAGAACAATCTTCAGACATCTATTCAGAAAACGTCGAATCGTATATCTGTTCTCCAACAAGAAATTGGACAGAATCTTGCGCCCGCTGCGAAAGGCTTCCTCGAGACTTCAAACTTTTTGATTGATTCCTTTGCATCTCTAAACAAAGCGATAGGACCTGTTGGTACCAGTATCGGCGCAGCGAGCGTTGCGATCGTTGGTCTCAGGCTCGGGATCCAAGGTTTGTCGACCGCCTTTGCGCTTGCAACTTCTGGATCTGCTCAGTTCGCTGGAACTATCGCCGCTTCCCTGACTACGGTTGTCACGCGTTTTGGAATCTTCGCGGTCGCTGCTGCCGGTACTGTCGCGATCCTTGGACAAATTGCGAAGGCTTCAGAAGACGCTCGGAGAAAACTTCTTTCGATTGAAGATATTCGTCTTGAGAATCTTGAGACTCAACTTCGCAAGACGTTCGCGATCTTTTCTGATAAAGACTTTGAGAAATCGGTTGAGAAACTTGGGCAATTGAACAAGCTCAAGTCGACTGCGTTTGGACAGTCATCAATTGATCTTATCAAAAGCGGACGAGATGCTGGATTTTCTGTCAAAGATCTCGTTGATATCCAGAAGCAATCGTCGATCCTCGTTTCAAGCTTTGAACCTTTCAAAGATATCGGCATTCCGTTCACGACGCCAGATGCGATTGATCAGGCGAACAAGTCCCTCGCACTCCTGAGAGAGATTGGCGGAGTTCTTTCAGACTTTGGCGGGTTCAACGAAGAATCTTCGAAGTCATTCAAAGAAACATCGCAGGCTGTCGCTAAGATTCAAGAAAAACTGCAAGATTCTGCCGCTGTCCAAGAGCTTTCTAGAATTTCTGCTATTATTCAAGAGATAGGGGACAAAGCTGCTTCAACGGATGACCAGATTAAGCAATTTGCTACTCAATTTGGAATATCTGCAGATGGAGCGGTAAGGCTCGCAGATACATTTAAGTCGATAGACTTGAAGCAGACCTTCAGCTCTCTGAGCCAATCGAGCCGAGGGAGTCTCGTTGGAGTTGAACCGGCAGCGAATGATCTTATCAATCTCACTAGAATTGTTGAATTCCTTAGAAAAAGAATAGAGGCTCCTCTTGAGTTCGCGGCGGGTCTTGCGACATCTTTCAATGATGTTCTTGTCGCACAAAAAGAGCTTGAAAAACAGAACACTAAAGTCGGATCAAGTTTCGAAGCCGTAAGAAAGACGCTCGATTTCCTCGACAAAGAAAAGAATGTCAGTCCAGATCGAGTTCAGACGCTCACAGGAAATCTTGTTTCAAGACTTGAAACTGGCTTCAGTGCGCAGCAAGATCTCGCTAAAATCCAGGAAACTCTCAGAAACTCTCTAAAGAAAGCGGCTGAGGTCGCTGAAGAGTTCATGCAGAAGACTGGCAATACTGCCGGCAAATCGTTTGTTGACGCATTTATCAATGAGGCTAACGGCATTGATGACGATCTTGCAAAAACTCGTCAAGAAATTGAAAATTCGTTCAAGAAGCTTGATCTTTTCAAAGGCGGCCTCGCCGCTGGTCAACTTCCGTTCTCAAGAGGAGACATCAAAGATCTCTTCTCCAAGTCTGTCCTTGAAGGTCTTAAGACTGGCGCTGACGGAGCTCGAGGAGCTTTCGCCACCGGCCTTATCGGCGTAGTCGACTCGGCGATAGCGCAAGGTGTCGTTTCAGGGTTAAGTAAGGCAAATGCGGTCATTCCTCAGATCCTTGACTCTCTGACTGAGGCGAGTGCTAGAATATTCACGAAGATTGAAGCTGGCGCGAATGTTGGTGAAACTATAAAAAAAGAGACTGAAGGTCTCAAACTAAAATTCAACCTCGAAGGAATCAATACTGCTCTTGAAGCCGTTACTCAATTCAGAACAATTGTCTTTAATGATTTGATTCCCGGCTTCGGACCGAAGCTCGGCAACGCGATAAGAGAAGGTCTTGAGCCTCTCGACAAAGCCTCTGAACAGATTGGTCAAATCCGCGCACAACTGTTGACTCTCAAGTCACCAGTTGATCGCAACGCTCTCGAACAGTTGATCAATCTTAATCGAGGCTCAGGCATTGTTGGCGGCATTGAGATTGCCGGAGCGGATCTCCCAACAAAAATTAAGGCTCTCGAAAACCTGATCGCAGCCGCGAACGTACCTTCTAATGGTAATCTACTAAGCAGCCAAACGATTAGCCTCATAGTCGCCAAGTACGAAGAACTCGCGACTAAAGCAGAACGTACGAGATCTACAATCGACGTGTCTGAGCCTGCCGCGAGATCAAAACAATCAATCTCAGACATGGGCGGCGAAGTCGGCAAGGTCAACTCATCTGTCGATCTCCTCTACAGCAAGTTCTCCTCTATCCCTGAAGTGCTTGATGAGGCTATCGAAAAACTCGATACTTTCGCAGGTAAACTGAAGAGCCTTTCAGGGTCGACCACTGTTTCATCAAATAGTGAAAACGCTCTCAATGTGACTATCGGAGATTTCAATATCTCGATAGATGCAAACAACTCTGAAGCAACTGAAGAGAAAATCGATGAAGTTCGCGAAGAACTTAAGAAGGCTAATGAAAAATTGAGTGTCGAGATCTTGTCGAGACTCGGTGACATCTTGAGACGCAGATAATGGGTATCTCAGTAGTATTCGGAACGAAAACTCTCCCGAACGTCAAGTCAATTCAAAAGGGCTCCACCCTCCCTCCTGAACTTATCAACGATGTTTCTGGCGCAAAAAGCGTCAAACAAATACAGATTATTGTTCAAGGAATGATCTTTACGCCAGACAGAGGGTACGGCTCACGCGCAGCCGCGTCAGCTATCGGTACGTACGAGACTCTTGAAAGTGATTTGAGGAATCAAGCGACCGCATCGCTTATGATTGGTTCATCGATAACGATTTCATCAGTCCGTCTTGTTGAAATTGAATTCCAAGAATACAGAGGGAACCCTGTTCTCTTTTATTCAGCGACTTTCGCAACGCCGATCACTAACCCGTTTTCTGAAAGCGTGACTCTACAAGACGGATCTGGAACAACTACCTTCAACCCGCGCCCCGCCGTCGAAGATTCTTATGAACGGCAGGACCCTGTCATTTCTTGGGTAACCCAAGGTGCGACGGCAGGGAAGTCAATCAAGCTGTCTGGCATACTTCAAGGCACGATTTCTGAAGTTAGCAACGCTGAGGATGACATCGTTTCGAGATGCACCACTTCAGCCACGATGACGCTCGTGATTCCATCTGGAACATACACGGTTAAGTGCGTCTCTTTTAGTTTCGGAACTCCTATTGAAACAGAGACAACCGCCTCTAAAACGTATTCGATAGAATTCATTACTGAGAAGAACTACTCAATCGAAAGTGAGAACCTCCCAGATACGCCGCTCTCAATAGGCGGCATCATGTTCACGAAGGTCACCTCATGGTCTTCGAATATCAGTTGGGTGAACAACAATGGCACGTTCTCAATTGAGAGCGAAGGTTTGAATGTCAGTGGAGAGATTCATTTCACCACTTTCGTAGCCGCTGAAGCGTACCAAGCGAATTTCAAAACGAGCTTGCAGAATCCTCAGACCTTCGCTTCACCGACTGGTAAGACGCTTGCTGTCGTGAGTGTGAACTTCTCCGCGCCTGCGCGTGAAGGTCGCGACACTTCCGGTAATCAGAAATACATTCTCACTGGAAGCTTGAGCTTTGAATGGCTCCCGTCTGTCACTGAAACCTGCGTCACTGCCGGTGAAAATATCTTTGGAATCTCATGGGATTGCATCAATTCCAAGTCGTTCTCAGGTACCGTGAACGTTTGCGGAATGAAAACGCAAGACACGATATCTATTGACGGAATCGTTTCTGGAGTTCCATCAATAAGCGTCGGTGAGAAATATTCATACAATGGCTATGATTTTTATGTCACTGGCGTTTCTTTTAACGGAAAGAACAACCAAGGCAAAACGAAGCTTTCAGTTAGTGCGAGAACTCTTGATACTTTTGAAAAAGCGAATACGTTTCTCTCAGTAACATTACCATCTTCGGGTCTTGTTCTCAATGAACTTGGTTCATACAGCAAGAGCGTCAGGTACAAGTATGCGTCACGGGCATACAAATCGACTTCAGTAAGCATCAGTATCTCTGGCAACGTTTACGTCGGGTCAGGGAACGCTGATGCTTTCTTGGCGTTGATCAATGAGCTCTCAGCAATCTCTGGACTTTCGCTGAACCAATTCAGAATCACATCAGTTTCCGTCGGTGCCAAAGAGAAGTTCATCGATGAGACTAATTGCACTATCGGATACAAGCAGAGCGTTTCTGCTTCTTATGAAATCAACTTTGAAGCAGATGGAAACTCTGCTGGTAAGACCGGCAATACTGACGTTTCAGTAGTTGAAGATGAATCTGTTGAAATTGAACAGATAAAGAACAAGTATTCACAGATAGCGATCCCGGGAGGAAACCTCTACTTCAAGAAGGTCGGCCTCATTCCTGGAAAAGTCAAGATAACGAGAACCAGAAGACGCATCGGCGGAGACGCTACGCTCGCGCTCGAGTATCCAACATATCCATCTGCCCCAGTCGGCCCTGAAGAGATGTTTCTCTCTGATTCAAAACTTTCAGCGAGCGGTTCTACTCGAAAGGCTGAAGTCGAATACACAATCCTCAAAGGCACGGTCTCTGCGATTCAACCGAATAACGGAACCGTTGTTGGAACGTTGAACGAATAATGACACTCGACCTTGGGAAGCTCAAGAATACTGAAGGTGATCTCGATCAACTCTATCGAATGTATGGAGTTGATACCGTTGAAGGTCTCTACGAAGCGGTCAAACTCAAAGCGAATCAGCTTAGAGAATCTGGCGATACTAACGCGACAGCGCCTAATTTCAGAGGTTCGATCTTTGTTCAAAAGTACGGCAGAAATCCGACATTCGTTTTCAATATTGATTTCATTGATGGACAGAGCCCAGAGACGATTGAGATAGCCGCACCATCAGTTTGGAACGCGACATTAAAGATACGATTCTCAATGTTGACGAACCGCACTCTTCGAGACAAGATCTCAAACAATGTAAATTCCGTGTTCGTTCACGTTCAAGGATACGAATCGGAAACTCGTAAGGCTGTCAGTGTTTCATTGATAGATTATAAGAAGGAAAAGCCTGAAGTATTGAGTGCGCAGTTTATTAACAGTGAGTTTCCTGATGAAGTTGACCAGTATGGTGGGCGAGATCCTCATACCAACAATTTCGAACGAATTTTCAATAGAACTGGAACGACAAGAGTCACATGAGTGATCCACAACTTGCCATTGTTATGAAACTTCTCACTGAACAAATGAAGGTGCAGAATGAAGTAATGAAAAAAGTTCTTTCCGCAGTTAATGAACTGACCAACATCGTTAAAGAGTTGAAAGCTTCTTCATGAGCGATATTCTCCCGCCTATCGCAGTCGATCATGAAATCGACGATGAGGGTGGACGCTACGAAGAAGAGACTCTAGAAATCGGATCTTCTCCGTCATCTGCGAGAGAGGTTATTGCGGGTGAAGAAGATTTTTCAACGATCGATCTCACCTCTCCCGCGACGTTAGGTGAAGGTGTCTCAATTGATCTCGGGGCCGAAGGCCTCACCATTACTAAAACTATTTATGATAATAGACAGAGAGCTCGTTGCATCAATGTGAACATGAGCTTCAACGCTGAAGACAGCGAAAGATTCATGTCACTCGTTGACAACACTCTATACGATTCAAAAGAATTTCAAGACAAATCTTTCAACGACATTCTTCGCAGACTGTCTGACGCAACAGCAGCGTACCCTCAAGCACGCATCGTCTATTCTGGTGATCATCCCAAGCTTAATTCATACGCGGGACCGATCACTCTTGAAAATATCGATATTGTTTCCGCATTCACTCAAGTTCTAGAAAGAGCTGGCAGGTTCTCTTGGTGGCTTAAGCGAAACGCCGGTCCTCCCGGACCCAGAGCTTTTTCTGATGAAGTTGAGATCCTCGACCTTGACAATCCTCAAGCGATCGATGTTGCTCAATTCAAAGTCAACATACCAGAATCAAACGTAAGCGGCAGTGATGTTTGCCCGATCACGGGCGTGATCGTTACTGATAAGGATGGGAGAGGGTCTAAGCAGCAATACGGCGTCCCGGGAGATTACGGGAGAGATGCGCGCCCAGGAGCGCCTTTCGGAAGTGAAGATCCAATAGAAAGTAGCTCGCTCACTCGAGCGAACATAATCAATGATGAAGAAATCATCTTTGAAAATTATGACATAAGCAGTTCTGAATTCGGACAAGGTCGTCAGAATCTATGGACTATCCCTCCAAGTGCTGACGGCAGCTATGCTCTTATTGAAGACATGAAGCTTTCGGTCAATCCCATCAACGGGAAACAACCGATCTTTGATGTCTCTGATACGGGACGATGGGTTAATGCAGAGCCGCAACCATCTGATCTTCGCCATGCGCATGACTTTATCAAAATTGAAAGAAAGCTGCTCACGCACCCTGGAGTTGATATCACGATTGAGGCGTTTCATGCTCCTCAACCGACACTTGTTGCGAGTGAGACATTCCATGAGAGAACTGTTACGAGTGAATCCGGGACTCGCACGGTTATTTCTGCAGAATCGCAATACCAAGACTGGGTCCTCTCAAAGCCGATAAAATCAATCACTGAAAGAATTGATCAAGGCAAAGACGTTCAGAATAGATCTTATACTTTCAAAGTCTTTGATTACACGAACAATGATGGAAGGGCTGCGAAAAGAGTCGGCCTAATCCTTCTTCCAGAAGCCCAATGGACATCAATCCCTGAAATTAAGGTTGATTTCGATCGCGGCTACATTTTTATTCCGAATAAGTATTTCTACATTCTTGGAGACTGGGCTTCAGTCTCAGAATTTATCTGGGTCACTGATCCTTCAATAGCGACTGGTGCGAGCAGCACTACGCCTAAATTGACGATAAGCGCATCTTTTGAAGAGGCTCTTCTCGCCAGTCGTATTAGAATGATCGGCGTTCTTTCTAGACCGCACAAGGTTGCGCGTTCTGGCTCAGCGCCGTTCAGCATAATCAAAAAAGGTGATTATGAGAGCGCGAATGTCGCATTTAACGCCGCTGGAACTGAGGGATACAAAAAGTTCACAGAACCGTTCAATGACTATTCTGCGATGGTTGAGTACGCGAATACGCTGCTCAGCAACAATATCATCAAATCAGGCGCGCAAGGGTCATTGACGATATATCCAGGAAATCAGTCTGTCTTTCCTGGAAGGTCGACGAATGGCGGAACGATCGTTCGAGTTCACCATAAGTACATTCCGTATTTCGTCACTGACATCAATTTCGCTGGCAACGAAGGCGCGTATGATCTTGAGAATCTCGAAATCAGAAGAGTTCTTAACGAAACGAAAGAGCTCGTCGAACTCAATGATGAGTCGATAAGAAAGATTCTCGGCGGAGTTTCAACGACATTCGGCGGCGGCGGCTCGCAGAGCCTCGTCCCACCACACACTCACTCTGACCAGTTCTCAGGAGGAACGAACCTCGGGCACCTTACTGTCAAATCATTGACGATCGAGGGCGAGGCTACTCGTGGCGCTGACGATAAAGGTGCTGCGATCAACGTCACTGCATATGGAGAAACTGGCACTATTGATTTAAAATTTGACCCCGACAAGGGCAAGTTTGTCTCAAGTCAATCGATATTTGTTGAGAAGGTTCCTGCAACTAAGAGAAAAGAAGGCGTCGTTGCGAATGAAAGCACCGCCTTCATTGATCCGAACGACAGTAACCCAGACTCTTCTGGTGAGCTTCGAGCGAGATCTGGTTATGCGCATAATGTTTTTGACTTTACGAAAGTCGGCCAAGGCTCAACTGACGATACCAGCCGCCTTGCCCTGAACGTCGTTCCTCAAAAGTTTGAACCGTTTGATTCAACGTATGGAGAATCTTCCGATATTCTCCGAAACTGGGGAGGTGATCGAGTCTATATCGGAGATGCGAATTCACGTCCGGGATTCCTTGGAGCTTACGCGTCGAATCAGATCCTTCTCTATTCAAAGTTGAATGAAAATGATAACAGTCGCGATTTCATTGGGAACAACTTTCTCAATGAGACACCGGCTTCTATCCTTGGTGTGAGAAAAGGTGACGGGGCGAGCACTTACCTTGACTCACTTTTCAACCGTGACGCTGAAATTGTCGGTTACGCCGGTATGTTCATGGACAAAGACCATGACTATCAAACGGCGTTCAAAATCGATACGCTTTCGTCATCATTGAAAGGAACAGAACTCGAATTTGCGTTTCCTTCAAAATCAGGGTTCTGGTTCGGCACGCATTTCAGCAATCAATACGATAATCTGAACGACTTCCTTAGCTATTCGAGACTCGTCGGAGGAAGCGGATCACCGGCTTTCGGCGGTACTGGGACTGTTGAGCCGGTCGCGCACGTCTATCAATTTGCGAACAAATCTGAAACTGAATCTGGTTTCGGTGTGAGACTTGGCTCGAATACCGGTACGACTAAAGCAATCGATTACTACGGTGGATCGAATGCAAATGAATCAGTCGCTTTTGATGTCTACAACATCAAAGCTGCGTCATATGATCTGAGTTATATCAGAGGTATTGCGACATCGAAATCTGTCGGCGGCAGCGAAGTCTTCTTCAGTTCTTTTGATAAAGAGTCTGACGGCCTTTCTTCTATAGGTGATACTTACGGCAAATCATCCGCTTTGACGTATTTGCGAGGTGGCCGTTATCTCGCAGCTTGCGGCGTAAATGGAATCTACGACATCGTCGCTGACCTTGAAGGTCTTCTCAATTCAACTAATGATTATTTTGATTCTACAGGCACATTCTTAAAAAGAAATGATCTCACGGCAGCGTACCCGTTCAAGGTCAACGCTGACAATCTCTCCAAAGGCTCAGCAATCGGCCTCTGGTATGACACTTTTGAGATCACGCTCGAACAGCCTCGAACAGGATATTCATCAGACCAACGTCCTCGAATGTATTTCGATGACACAGGCCTCTATTTTGAAAATGGAAAGAGTAATTCAGGAAGATTTGAGGCGCAGAGCCATATCAGAGGCGAACCATTCCTCCTGACGAACTATGGGTTTGGGTCTGAGAAAATCGTTCTTCTCAATACGATTCTCAGCAATAGCGGCTTGGATCTCACACCGCTTTCTGTCGGAGGCATTCTTCCGCAATCGTATGTTCCTGGAAACGGAACTCCCGGCGGTGATGAATTCAACACGACATACTCGATCTCCTATGATTCTCGAGGGTTGATTCGTCAGTATTTCTTTTCTGGATCGCCAATCAGCGAAACTCAATTCGACCAGCTTCTTGAATCTTTTGACGGTTTAGTTGACGATTTCGATTCGCTTCGCGCTGAAGTCTACAATCAATTTTCAGGTTGGGGCAACGGGTTCCCGGGAGGAGGTTCCGGCTCTGGCGGCGGAATCTCGATGACAGATTTTGTCTCTATTCTTTCATTCGTAATTGATTCGATCTTTGGCGCTATTGAAGATCTTGCGCAAGCGATTGATGATCTCGGATTTATCGTTGATGCGTTGAGAGATAAGCTTAAGAAGGTCCAAGAAGAACTCGCCAAGCTTAGAACTTCGATGAAGAAGGTTGTATTGAGAATATCAATCAACCTTTCAAACAAGCGCAGGAAAGAAGGTACTGGGACTGGCCCTCCGCCGGGAGGAACTACTCCTGGGCCGACTAATGGCGGCGGCACTACGCCGGGAGATGGTGGCGGAACATCTGGTTCAGATGTTGAGTCAACAGGCGAGGTTCCTGGAGAATCTGCAGGAGAATATCCACTCGACCTGCTCCGGGGATCTGAAGGTTCAACGCAGCCACAGAAAGATGACGACTGGGCTGAGCAAATCGCTGAATCAATCTTCGGCGGCACCGGCGATGAGTCGATACACACTCCGGTAGGTCCAATCAAAGTCCCTGGATTCGGATCAGCGGTCGGTGAAGCCGGGTATATCAAGCCACTTGGAACCGGGACCGGTGTTTGGGCTCCAGAAGATGCTGGCGGCGGTCTTGAACCCGGTGGTGGCGAAGAAGGTGAACTCAAAGACAATAAGAGTTCACTCACTGGATTTTCTGTCGGCATTGAAGCTGCGACAGGGAACGCAACGAGATCAGCCGGTAGCTCAGCGGCGAATAGAAGAGTCACTCAGTACAAAGGTCTGAACGACTATTTCAACGCGAGTGAAATCCAGCCAGCTCCGTTGCTTGAGCCGGAAAACTCGATCTACGACTCATACAAGAACACTGGCCGACTCCCGATGGGTATGCAATTCAACCCATCATCTAACCCTGACATCTATCTGCTCAACGCGCCGGGTATCGAGATTGGCACCGCTCTTAGGCTTTGGAGCATAGGTGGCGGCGGTGGCAGTCCCGCTGCCTCGACAGGCGTATCAAGCGATTCGCTTGCGCCACAAGGCAACCCGACAGGTATCGGCTGGGACCGTACACAAGACGTTCGCTCGATCCTACAACTTGCGAATAGAACGCCAACAACTGAACTTGACGCTATCGGGCGCTGGATCATCGTTGGCGGCGGCCATATCTTCCCGACGATGCTCGACGGCTCAGGACAGATTAGGATAAGTGACGATACCTCTGCGAGAGTTAATATCGGCGGACTTTCTGGTTTCTCAATCGGCTCGATAAAAGATATTGCTGGTTTTGAAGTTCGACCAGAGCTTATTGTATCACCGAAAGCTTTCGGGTCAGTCGCAACCGACAGTGCCGGTGACAAGTATATCGTCAACAATTACGGTGTCTTCAAAGCTGAACTCGACACTGACGGCAAGTACATCTATCTTGACAATTCAAGCGTGCCGATTTATGGCGGCTTGATTGGAACGATACGGAATCAAATCGATCGATACAATTCGCTTCTTCCTTCAACGAACACAGGACTCTTCACTGGCGGATCGTTGACGAACATCACGGCAAATTCAAGTATCGAAGAAGCCGTGCTTGCTCTCGACAGTGCGGTCAACAAGAACAAATTCGACGCAACAACTGACCCGACAACTACTGATGATTCTGCTGACGGATACACTGTAGGTTCTACGTGGGTCAACGTCTCTGCAAACACGGTGTTTACATGCGTTGACAATACTCTGTCTGCGGCTGTCTGGGTCGAAGTCAGTGGCGGCGGTAGCGGCGGCGGATCGCCGTGGGATTTCGATGGCGGTGACGCGACCACTGTTCACGCTACGGGAACGATCGATCTTGACGGAGGTGATTCAACTTGACCGCGACTCCTGCAATCCTTCGCACTCGATCAGACACTGCGGCTAATTGGACTTCCAATAACAAGACGCCTGAGAATAAAGAGCTTTGTATCGAAACCGACACCGGGCGCATGAAGCTCGGTGACGGCGCTACGGCATGGAATTCGCTCAGCTACTTGAAGTCGTACCTCACGGCGACCGATCGACTACTTGGACGCGACACTGCCGGTGCCGGTTCCGCTGAAGAACTGACCGTAGGCGGCGGTGTTGAGTTCACCGGCTCTGGAGGAATCCAGCGCTCGGCACTCACCGGCGACGTAACGGCCTCGGCGGGATCTGGCGCGACGACGATCGCCAATGGCGCCGTGACGTACGCGAAGATGCAGAACGTCTCTGCGACAGACAAGCTCCTCGGCCGCTCATCGTCTGGCGCCGGTGATGTGGAAGAAATCGCATGTACGGCTGCCGGTCGCGCCCTGCTCGACGACGCAGCCGCTTCCGACCAACGAACGACGCTCGGATTCGGCACAGACCTTCTTCGTGAAACCGTCGTCTTCTACGCGAACGCGACCGCAGGTGCCACGCTCACGGACGTCGCCGCAGCGGCGGCTTTTCTTGGAAAGTCGAATCGCAACATCCAAGAGTTCGATGCGACAGATTTCACGCAGTGTCGAATTTCTGTTCGCATAACTACGCCAGCGACAAGCGGGACACGACTTCGCGTTCTCTATCGTCGCGTAGCGGATTCTTTTTCGACGACGCTGACAGACCACGTCACAATCGGCACATCTGACGTCATTGTATCACTCGACACGGCAGGTATCCGTACATCGTCGTGGACCGATCTTGCGACGTCTGCGAAAAACCCAATCTATATCGCGATCGAACAATCTGGTGGCGACGCAGCAACCGATCCGGTCATCGCATTCCTTACTGTCCAATTCCGGAAACGCTAATGATTCACACTACGGTAAACGAACTGATCGCAGATGGTTTCGTGCTCGAACGCGGCGAAGGAAAGCGCATTCAATATTGGAGAGCGGAAGATTCAACCGGAAGAGACGAAGGTCGGATCTTCGATTCAATCTCTGGTCGAGCATTCAAAGTAAACGATGATGGTCGAGAACGAGCGGTTATCATCGCGTGCGCTGCTGTCGGAATTGATGCAGTTGAAGCATCCGGGTTCCCGCCAGAAGTCAAGACTGCGCAGACTAACATTATCCTTGACATGCTCGAATACCTCAAATAGCAATTTTCTGTTCGCAGTATATCAAGTCATGGACAACATAGCGTCACTCAAATTCGCCATAAACGAAATTATGACATCAACGAAAGAACTTCTTGATGTCATTGAGACTGGCGACAAGGCCGCGATTAAGGCTGAACTTCAGGATACGATAATGATCCTTGAAACGTTCTCCCTTGCTCGCCTGAAAGCAATCCAAGGTGAACTGTGAAAGCTGAAATCGAAAAGAAGATCAACGAGTACAAGCAGAAGTTTCAAGCTGCTTCTGAATCAAGAGCGAAATTAATCGATCAACGCGAAAAAGTTGATGCGAGCATTCGCCAAGCTGAAGCAGTTCTCATTGAAGTTCGAGGATCGATTAACGCTCTCGAATCATTGCGCTCGCTCATCGTTGAATCGCCGATAACGAAATCGTCGGATTCTCCTCCAGGGACAGTGATTTCGAAAACGTCAAGAGTTCCTGCTCCGCGAGCGCAAGACCTTGCCGAAGAGGTTCCTGCTCCTCAAATGAGATATTCGAAAGAGGAAGTCGACGCAATCGTCGCTGAGGCGAGAGCGAAGGGGCTCGTGTCGAGCTCAAAGAGCCAACCTCGACCGAATGGGCGTGCCGCGACCGCGACCCCAGACGCCAGCGAAGTTATTAGAAAACTCAAAGATGAGGAAGCTTCTCCTGAATCTGAGAGTGGCAAACAGTCTTCTGGTATGAGAAACCAGACTGTCTTGATTATTGATCAAGGCAGCGGTGACAATGGTAATGAAGGAGATGAATAATGGGTAACTTTCTTCAAGAAGTGTTGATACCGGGTTTGATGTCACTGGTCGCGGCGATTGTCGCTTACTTTCTTCCAGTGATCTTGAACAAGGTCATCAAGAACGATGAGTCGCGCCAAGTCATTCGTGATTTCGGAATCTTTATCGAAGGCTTCGGCCAACGTGCGAGAACGAAGTATCTCGAAGAGCTGATGGCTTCCAAGAAGCCTGACAGCGATGGCGGTGTCGAGATCACTGCCGCTGAAATTTCGAAGCTTCGTCAAGAGATGTATGATCTTTTTATGGATCAAGCTCCTGTCGCCATCAGGGATTACGCCTTGAAGCTCGGCAGTGAAGTCATCAAAGGCTTCATCGGTAAGCACCTCGAGAAGTGATTCGTGATCCAATTCATCACTGATCTCTTGTCAAAAATCTTTGGGCCATTGATCTTAAAGGTCTTTGAGCCCAAAGAGGTCAAGGTCTCATATGCGCAAAACAAGATATCAACGTTTGATGATATCCCTGATCCTAACGAGTTTCACGCTCGGTATTCAGGGCTGCGGTCTATCAAAACCTGAAGTAATCTACGCTGGCAACGTTCGATCAACAGAAGAATCTGTTGGACGACTGAGGCTCGCACAGCCAGAAGTCGACGTTGTCGTTGACGGCGATGAACGAGTTTCTAAACTTACGAACACTGGGAACTACTTCGTCGTTTGGGTTGAAGATCTTGTCGCGGCAGTCAACGCGATGGATCTCGCGAAAAAGCTTCGCACTGAAAACGCAGAACTGAAGCTGAAAATAAAACAACTCGAATCACGTTAGATTCAAATAGCACGACACGGCCATCTGAGCCTGCCGTGCTATTTTTATGACATGATTTACCGCATGGAAGATCCTAAGACTAAAATGAAATCAGCCACAATTACTGTTGATTCTATGATCTGCGTGAACATGAACGAGATCGGATTTGATCTCGTTCACATAATTAAGACTGAATTCACAAAACCAAATCCTCAATACCACATGATGAAGAATTCTGGAATGCGTTTTGATGAAAGAGACTTTCCGCGATATATCGTCAGCTACGAAACTGACAAAGATGTCTTGAAGATTCCTCGGGGCACTGGTCGATGGATGCGTGAGTTTCTCACAAATAGAGGTTTCACTGTCAGCGTCGTTGACAAGCGAGTCACGATAGCTCAACAAATTGACTTCTCTCTTAATTATGGCGCGAAGTGCGCCAATGGAAAAATCTTTCAGAGCCTTTATCCTTATCAAGAAGCTGCTGTCGGAGCAGTCTCAAGAAACCAAGAGGGTATGATCAACGCCGATTGCGGCGGTGGAAAGACGCTCTGTGGAATTGCATTGATTGATAAGATCAAACAGCCAACGATCGTTTTCGTTCACACTGGAGATCTCGCTGGTCAATGGTTGAAAGAGCTCACTGAAAAAGGGAAAGGCAATTTCACGATAGGTAATTTCGGATTCGGACAGAAATCTATCAGTGACATCACGATTGCGACAGTGCAATCATTCAGCAGACTCTCTGTCGAAGAAAAAGAATCAATGATGGAGAATTTCGGATGCGTGATTTTGGATGAATGTCATCACGCACCAGCAGACTCTTTCGCCAACTGCCTGAACCACTCAAAAGCGAAATACAGATTCGGTCTCACTGCAACACCGAAAAGAAGTGATGGTCTCGGATACTTGATGTTCGATTTGATTTCGAGATTCACATACACTGTCACGAATGAGCAAATCGCGAATTCAAACGTTCGTGCGAAGGTGCCGACTGTCACACCCGTTGCGACAGGCTATTCATTCAACAGAAACTTGACGATGGCTTCGCGGATCCCGATTCTTGTTGGGATGTCTGAAAACGTAACGAGGAACAATAAGATTGTTGACTGTATCGAATCAGACATCAAACTTGGCTATTTTCCTCTCGTGATCACGCAATTTGTCGATCATGCGAAAACGATCAACGAAAGACTTCGAAGCAGAGGTCTTGAGAGTCGATTGCTTGTCGGCGAAGTTATGAAGAAAGAGCGGCTTGAGATAATCGAGCTTGCGCGAAAGAATCAGATCCACGCTGTTATCGCGACGAAAGTTGCTGACGAGGGTCTTGACATCCCTCAGCTTGACTGCATTCACCTCCTGATCCCTCACTCGAATGACACGAAACTTCAACAGCAAATCGGTCGAATCCGAAGATCATGCGACGGGAAACTCGATCCAGTCGTTAGGGATTACGTTGACGGTGGGCCATACTTCTTCAAGTCATGGGCGCGTCGATTGAAGTTGTATCGGAATTGGGGTTTCGAAACGAACGAGTTGGTCGTTTAACTCAAGACCCGCTTTGCGGCGCGTGTGGTACCGACCAAGCGCCGCCAATTTGCACGAGAATTGGACTCAAACAAACGTTCCCGCGCTCTAACCGGCACAGTGGCGCGGTTACACTATTGCAAAAAATCAGGGCAAGATCGTGGCTTTGAGTCATTTTTTATCAAATCGCCAATGAACGAAAAACTCTTTTGCGTGCGCGTGCGCTCGCGCGTTGCGTTAGATATACGCGCGTGTGCGCCCGCACCTATCCTTCGGATAGATACGAAGTATGCCGTTAGGCATACGAGTATCGAACGGCGTCCACCCGCTCCAATATCTCTCATCACGATTTACACAAGTGACATTCAGGAATAAACGAAATTGGTGGATGCAAAAGAGGACTCGCGACGAAGGAGCTTGTCCTCTTCATTCACCAATTCCAACATGGACGAAGTTCATCGTTAGGGATTAAGTGAATGATCAGAATAATGTTTTTGAATATGACTCGAATGTCAATCTAGTGGAGTTCGCGTGCGTGCGTGCGCGGGCGCGTGCATGCGCGTAGTAATAAGGAGCTCGCAGAGATCTTCATTGTTTTATGAGGGAGCGGATTTTTTTAGCAGAAAAACAATAACGGCGCATATTTACCCTGAGCAAAAAATGAAAATATCAATACGCATTCGCGGTTCGAAAACCGCAATTCAAGAAGTTCAGTTGGATGAAAAATATGACTATTTTGTCGTCGACAACAGTTCAAACGAAATCAATATTCGAGATATTGTTTCACAGAGTATGAAAGTAGATCCGGTACATGTTGATAGACGTCCGTATTCTTATTTGGTTGACAATTTCTATGCCGGTATGAATGTCGAATTGAAGAAATTGTTTGAATCTCTCCTATCCCTGATTAAAGCAAAAAGAACGAAATTCAGTCAAAAGGATCTTGCTAATTTCGCTTCTTTCATCTCACCAATCGTCAAAAATGCGAGTGAAAAAAGTTTGATAGATCAAGTCAAATTAACATTGACATCTGGGATCAGTATCATCCAAAAAATTGACAAAGGTGCTGATTCTTCTATTGATATTGTCATCTTTGAAATACAAAATTCACTTGATCGTATTGCGTCAACGATCCCTGTCAAAGTAGCATATTCTTCAAAACAATTCTTGGAGTGTGATACGTGATGACCACGCCATCATTCAATGAAGAGATGTGCTCAAAAAAAATTGAGATGATGCGAAAAACATATTTCAACGACAAAGATTTCTGTGCAGCCTGCTCGCACGCTGGAAGAATTTTCTTTATTGATAGAGACAAAGAAGTCAATCAAAGATATTGCGAGTGTTTCATCAAACTTATCAATAAGAAGAATGAACCGCGCCTTCTTCTATTGGGTCGAATACCATCAATATCACTTGAGTTTTCAATTGACAATTATCAGAACACTGGGACGAATGATATCGAGTGTGCGAGCAACAATCAATCAATATCGAAAATCAAATCGATAAAAGAGAATTTTAAAGATCATTGGCGTTCTGCTGCGAATATCTTTATTCCAGGACATTCAGGTACAGGGAAGACGGTCATCGCTTGTGATATTCTGAAACGAGCAATATCTCTCGGGTATTCTTCTGCATATGTCGACTATCTGTCTTACACCACTCTTTCGCAGAGATTTGATATTTCTGAAGAAGATAATGATTGGCGCAATTATGTTCTTGGGTGTGGACTTCTCTTAATTGACAATGTTGATAGAGTCCAAGAAAAAGACATTCAGAAGGTATACATTCTCGAAACGCTACTTCGCCAGAGAATACAGTCAAGGCTTTGCAATATCTATGTCAGCTCAGTCCCGAGAGACGAACTTGAGACACGTGTCGGCTTTTCTTGCGCTTCTTTGATGAGAGAAAGGACAATCACGATTCCGTTTGTTGGTCGAGATTTTAGAAGAGCGCCGAAATGACAACTGAAGATGTTCGCGAAGTTATTGTAGATATTCAGAACGAGCAGGTTATTCTTGGACAAGCTCTTCAATTTGTTGAAAAACGTGATCTGTTTCTTTCTACCGCAGACTATTCACAATTTCTTGAGCCCAAGCACAAGGTCATAGCATGGTGTATTTTCGAGATGACCAGACGGTCACTCGATATCAACGATGATTCTTTCACCATTGTTCTTGATTCTTATCCAAATTACAATCGATCTCACGGCGGAAATACGTATCTTCAGAAACTGAGATCACTTTCGCCATCGCAGAATCTTAACTATGAGAAGCATCTTCAAAAGCTTAGAGATGATCACGTAAAGTGTGACATCGCAAGAAACAGAATTGTTGATCTCTTCGCGCAGGTCAACAATCCGAGGGTCACGACCAAAGATTTGATGGCGTCAATCACCATCTTGCAAGATGAAATCCAGAAGAATAGACCGATAGAGATTGATTTCATCTTCGGTGATAGCCTTAAATCTACTTACGAAGAAGCTTACAAGAGCAGACTTGAAGGATCTGGCACGTTTGTCACAACCGGCTTTTCTGATCTTGATGAAGATATGACTGAAGCGTTCGCAAAAAAGAACGTCAGCATCATTTCAGGCTTTACGGGTATGGCGAAGAGCTCGTGGGTTCACAACGCTATTCTTCGACAAGCTGGATCTGGTTTGAATTGTGGCCTCTATTCACTTGAAATGATTTCAGTTGCCGCGCTTGATAGAATGATATCTATCGCAACCGGCATTCCCCTGATGAAAATTGTCAAATTGACAAAAGAATTGACAGAAGATGAACGAAATTTCATACAGATGGTGATTGATGGTCTTGCGAGTTCAAAGAAGATCTTTATCAACGATAGGGCGCTCATCACTATCGAAGATATGGATAATGAATTGACATTGTTGAAAAGAAAAGGGATTGAACTCGACATCGTCTATATCGATCTTTTCGGAAAACTTGATGATGTCAGCGTGGCTGATCAACTTGCGACGAATATTGAACACAAATTGAGAATTTGTAGAGCTATTGCGAGAAAGCATAACGTTCATATCTGTAATCTTGTTCAGATCAAACGATATTTTGATATGAACACTATCAAACCGGGCAAACCTGTTCCTCGACCAAAGCTTGACAAGCTCAAGAACAGCGGCGCTTTCGCTGAAGAGGCTGATTTCGTACTTCTTCTTCACAGAAACAAATACTACAAGCCTCAACTCGTGAACGATATTCTTGAAGTTGAGATCGCGAAACAACGCCAAGGGAAGATGGGAGTTACAAAATTCTTTGAATTTGACGCTGAATGTACGAGAATTCTTTCTACATCAATGAAGCCGGATGACTGGGTTGAGGGTGGATTCGACTAATAGAGAATATACACTCTGTGCGTCTAAAGGTTTGTGTTTGTATAATTAATGGCCGAAATACAGTGCCGCCGCATCTTTTTTACAGCGCCGAAATACAGTGCCGCCGCATCTTTTTTACAGCGCCGAAAATCAATGACAAACGTGCCTGACACGCTATCTCAGCTCGAGAGTTTGTTCAAAAAATCAATGCCAACTTCAGAAGAAAGCTTGAGAAGTTGTCATGTTTGCCGCCATCGAAATACACCTGACGCGTTTCATCTTTTTTTAATCGCTTCGAAATCGAATCCAAAATCTTCATTGATTGTTTCGTTCTGCAGAAAGTGTTTGAGTGTTGATCAAAAGAATTTTATACTTGAAAAATCGATAGATCCGCGAAAGCTAAATGCAGAAATTCTCGTTGATTTAGAGAAATCTTATTTGACTGGTTTGATTGAAGATGGGGGCGGGCTCAATGGTCAAGAATACTGTTGATGTTGAAAAACTTCTTCAAACGCTTGACGTTCGAGCGTTTCTAGAGCACAATCAGATTCATTTTTCTCAAAGGCGAGGTGGGACTGAGCTTATGCTCAGGTGTGTGAATCCGAAACATGAGGATAAGAGCGGTGACTCGCTTCATATGAACGCGAGAGGTGATAGGTGGAACGGGTGCTTCAAATGTTCCCCTTGCGGTTTCAAAGGGTCATTCTTAACTTTCTTGAGAAATGCAACAGAATCAACATTAGACGAAATTTTCGAATCACTTAAGAAATTCGGAACGTACGAGACAATCTCAGCGACTGATGCTGTTGTTCGAGATAGAGAAAATGCTCTCAAGATCAAAGACAATGCACTTGTTGATGATTTTCAATTTCCTCCTGTTCAATTTGCATACGCTCCGTTTGAATTTTGCTCAACTTGGAATGAAAAGATTGACGCTGAAAAATACATGATGTCAAGAAACATCATGAAAGAAGTTGCGTTTTCGATGGAGATCGGGTGGAATAACCCTTTCAAAGTTTCTGAACATATTGATAAAGAGTCAGGTATCCTCAAAGAACATTACGTTCCGAATGCGATCGTGTGTCCGGCTCGATTTAACGGGAAGATAGCAAGCTTCTTTCTTCGCTGCTATGACGGCATCTTCTTCGTGAATTCAAAAGGCAAGCAAATTTCCAAGCTACTTCCTCCTGATTCGCCAGTGGGGAGATTTCCGTACAATATTGATTCGTGTGATAGAAATCATCCAACGATTGTCGTTGAAGGAGTCATGGATGCGCTTGTCACGATGTCGGCTTTAACGCGAGCGAAGATTGAAATGAATGTAATCGCTTGTTGGAGCAATAGCCCGACATCTTTTCATATTGACTTGATGAGAGAAAAGTGCGGGGAGGAAATTATCTTCTTGCCAGACCGTGACAGCCTCGCAGGGGCACAATTGTGTGAGATTATCGCTAACGGCTATTCTCCGAATGTTGGGTTGTTTCACGAAAAACAACTTTCAATAGCTTTGATTCCTTGGGGCAAGGATCCTGGATCATGCGCCTATGATGAAATTATTGCCGCGATAAGTGGGAGAAAAAATTGGCACGAATATACTTCCAAAAATAGATTGACTTACGGAAAGAGCTATTGTGATTTCTGATTTTGCTATTTTCGGATATGACATTCGCAGAAGAAATGAAAATTTTCAAGACAAGCCCTCGTGAAAATTTTGAATTCATTATCAAGCGTTTTGAAGAATTCATAAAATCCCAATGCGATCAAAATTGCGCCAAATTCACAAAGAAGAAACGTTACCTCTTTTTTGATAAGAAGGCGCTCCATAATGAATCATTGCAGAAAATCTTTAAGGCTCTTAAGAACTTCGAAGTTCCTGGAGCGATGGAAACAGAAGAACAAGAAAGAGTCTGCGCTGGTTTGATTAAAAAAGTGATTGAAAATCACGCAAGAACAATGTCAATTTTTGAGAGAGTTCCGCGAAGAGAACCGTCACATGAAATTCTTAGTATTGATTCATATTTAGAAGATTCTAAAATAGAGATTGAATCAATTAAAAGCGCGTCAGGTTTGAGGTTCAATGAACTTTGTGCCTGCGTTCGCGAAAGAATCAATTGCGAATTTGGAAAGAAAGTTTTTGATTTGAAATGCAAAGGTCTCTCAATCAAGAGAATTGCCTCAAAGCTTGAAACAAATCCTTCAAATGTTTCGTTGGCAATCGCGACTTCAATAAAGAAAGCTTTCAATGGCGAAGGAATCAGTCTTAACCTCAGTAATAAATTTCATCAACGAGAACGGGAAATTCATCATTCATTTGAACAGGATCGACAAGAAGATACAAATTATCAAGAAGCCCACTGATGTCGATGAATCTGTCGATTATTTTCTCTTTGTTTTTACTGTTGACAATACCATAGCTGCTCTTGAAGCGAATGGCTTTACGGGAATAGACGAAACGAATATTGACTGGCTCGTCAAAGAAAGACTTCTCTATGTCAATCAAAATAAAAAGATCTGAAGTCATGTCAATAATTGTAGATACAATTATTTCATTTGATGAACTCTCGTTTCTATCAGAAGTCCCTAAAAATATCAAAGAGAAAGCTTACCACGAAATTGTTTCAGGTTTCATCAGTGCGTTGAATGAATGCAATCAAAGCAAGACTAATGGAGAGTTCAAAACCACAATTCTCAATACGATTAGAGAATTGACTGGCTATGATCTTGATCTCAACAAAAAACCTGAAAGGACAGATCAATGGGAAAAAGCTGCAGAGATCGCATACCATTCATGCTATGAATGTAGAGTTTCTCGTGAAGCTTTGCTTGAAGGCGCTTCACGAATTTTGAGAGGGATTGCGTTATTTTCACCAATGACTAGAGGTAAAATGCGCATTCACTATGCCCCTGAAAACGAAATTGTTGATAGGTTTTTTTCAAAAATTAGCGGTATGATATCAGAGCCGCGACATGATCAAGAAAACATTACTTCAATTGACGGTCTCCCTTTCATTAAAGATCTTGTTCCGTTGAGCATTGCTGAATATCGATCTTCAGCAAACTCTAAAGGTATTGTCGAATGAAAGAAGATCGATTTGATCATTGGCATATTCATTTCCATGGATCAAAATTCGATGGAATGATTACAGGAGAAGAAGCGGCCAAGGATATCGACAAGTATGAAAAAGATATCTACGCGATAACAGATCACGGAACGATGAATTCTGCCTTAGAGCTTCATTCTGTTTGCAAGAAGAAGAACATAAGATTTGTTCCTGGATCAGAAATGTACGTCGTCAATGCGAAAGATGAGAAGCTTGACGGCCCAAAGAAGAAAAAGACTGATAAGAAGAGGCACGTTGTTCTTCTTTCAAAAGACCAGACTGGATTTGAGAATTTGATATATCTCAGCAGTCTTGCATCAATGTACTTTTTCATGAAACCTCGAGTTGACCATAGATCAATCTTTGATAAATCTAAAGGTCTTATCTGTTTGACCGCGTGTATGGGCGGTATCATTGCAGGGCCGTATCTCTGGGACCTTGAGTCAACAGAGCAAGACCGAGAAAAGAACGCTGAGCGTGTCGCGCTCGAATACAAAGAAGCTTTCGGCGATGATTTCTATCTTGAGATACAGCCGATTGATAGTCTCGACCAATTGAAGCTAAATGACTTTTTGATTAAGCTTTCAGAAAAGCACAAAATCGGTATTATCGCAACCAATGACGCCCACTACGCTGAGCCTGACCAATATGAATTACACGCTCATTTGATTTCATTGCAGAATAGATCAAGAACAGCAGACGCTGAAGGCAATCTTTTCTATAAGATGGGACACCATCTTCGATCATACAGTGAGATGTTCGACGCTTTTGTGAAGAATAGAACACTCGAAGGCGAAAGATACAATAAGACGATTGAAGCTCTTGAAACGGCAAATAGTCTCAAAGACAAAATTGCCGGTGTCAAGATTGAAAGAAAGCTTCGAATCCCTCGGTACATAGAAGAACAAAATGGGTAAACTGACGATAGCTCTCGATCGAATCAAGCTCATTCGCGATCTTGAAATCCTGCGCCCGGTTTCGGGATCTGAGGTTAAGAAAGCTTGGAACTCGGTTAGGTTTAGTCTTCTGCGTGGTGAAGATAATGAGATCCAAGTATTTCTTTATGGAACGAATGGTCAAAACTTTACTTGCGTTTTCAATTCTAAATTCAAGGTTGACGAGTCATTCTCCAATGATCCTGATTACGAACATCACTTTTTGATCGATCTTGAAAAGCTTTTGAAGATCTGCAAGTCAAGCTTTGTCGAAAAGGTCTTGATCAAAGAAGTTCAAGAAGAAGTGCGGTCACCAGAAGGCGAACTTCAAAAGCAAGGCAAATACGAGATTGTTACTGAGGGCAGGAACTCATTGACGTCTTATAGTGTTGATGATTTCTTGAATGAATCATTCGCCGAAGTCAATGAGATTGCGCGCTACCCGGTGAACACGTTCGGTGCGATCTGGCAAAAAGCTTCAATTGCAAAAGGCGAGTTTGATTTGAGGAAAACGTGCCTTCATTACGACGGCAACTTCCTCACACTCGATTCATCTTTCGCGTGCATTGTTCTTGCTAAAGATGAAATCAAGCCAGCGAAAGAGTTCAAGTACAGCATCAATCTTGACACTGGCATCACGCATGTTTTGAAGAAGATTACAGGTCAAGTTGTAATCTCTTCTTCGAAATCCGGGCCACGCATCGTTTTCGCTGCTCCTGATGACGGGATTTTCATTTCAGTTATCCCTGTCAACCCCGCAAACATTCCGTACATGAAGGTTCTTACCTTGTACGAGTGGGCGAACAAGTGCGTGATTTCAAGAGTTGCGTTCGAAAATTGTCTTAAGAGAGCTCGCGCTTTCGTTGACAAGAACTACACGAGTGCCATTTCAATCAAAACGATGAAGTTGAATGAAAATTGGTACATGCGAATTTCAACTATCGAAGATTTGTCAACGCAAATTTTCGAAGAAGACATCATTCTCGACGAATGTAATTCTGAGCTCGACGCGGCTTACAACAGCTTGAACTTCTTGAAAATCTTTGACGCTCTTGAGAAAGAAAAGATAGTGATTTCTTGGAGAAACAAGGGCGTTGACAAGAATGACAAGACGATGCTTATCGTAGAAGAAGGGCAATTCTCTACGACAAATATTGTCATTCCACACATGGCCGTGAGTAGATGATCCCGCCGCGTCTGAAACTTAAAGTCAAAGAAGTCAGCGTCGCTGAAAATGTTGACGCTGACATCATTGATGACGAAAAGATAAGACCACCGATAGATTACTTGAATGACCCCGTCAAAAAACATCCAAAGTATCGCTTCGTCTTCGATGCCACCTCTAATTCTTGGAGAAAAGTTGAAGAGTAAGGCAAAAAACGTTGATACTCTGCCAATGTCTCAAGAGATTGTTGAAGCTCTTTCGGCAGACAATCCGTCGAAAGAGGTAAATGCTATCGAGCGTGATGCCGGACTTCGAACAATTTCACGATCATCTAACATAGACGAAAATAAAGAAATTCAAGAGAAAGAGTTAAGAAAGATTGAGGCAAAAAAGATCAGCGGATCTTATCTTACTCAAGAAGACGGTCAAAAAATACCGTATTGGGTCGCAAAATCTCACGAATACAGATACTATATTGAAGAAGGCAAGAAAGGCAATTGCTATCGACTTCAAAGCTTTGGATGGTATCTTCTCAGAGCATTTGTTGATTATCAGAAAGGGCATGCGAATCGAGCGGTCCGGTATTCTGAAGTTGTAGACCTCGCAGTTTCCCTAAAGCTCCACGTTTCCCTGAAAAATCAATTCATGTTTTTATCGAGATTGCGTGATGTTCTTTGTATCCTATCACATGAAAACATTAACGTAATTGAATACAATCACGTCGATTTCACATACAGGGCGCGAGATGAGTTCTTCAATTGAAAAGCTTCGCGAGATTTGTCAAGGCAAACTCGCGAAGCTTAATGAACAAGGTAGGCTTTACGCGAGCTTAGAAGAGTATCAAAAAAGACTTGATCATGAGCTCGAAATTATCGCGAGTTTGACATATGAGAATATCTTCTTAATCACAAGACAGATAATCAATCACGCAATTTCAAAGAACGTTATTGTCGGTCCGGGTCGAGGAAGCGCCGCAGGGTCGATGGTTTGTTATCTGTCAGGGATAACTCGTGGCGTTGATCCAATTAGATTCAATTTAAGATTTGAGAGATTCTTAAACCATTCGCGCGTCACGAGCGCAGATATTGACGTTGACTTTTCTGATAGAGATGTGCCGATCAATTTTTTAAAGAAGGTCTACGGAGAGAACAAAGTCATTCAAGTTGGGACGAAGAGTCTCTTTAAGATAAAATCAGCTCTTGATGAATTTGCAAGAGTTTGGAAAATTTCATTCGAAGATGCGAAGCAGATTACCGCATGCTATGATAATGATGGCGAAATTATTGATCATGCCACTGTTGCGAAATTTGAAGCGATGTATCCAGACCTGTTTCGCGTTGCGAGATTCTTCGGTGAATCAGGTCGATATCGAAACCCGAGCAAACACGCCTCAGCGGTTATTGTCGTTGACGAGCCAGTTGGGAAACTGATTCCACTCCAAAGCGTTGAGGATAGCTCTACCAAGAAAAGAATTCTTACAACAGAATGGGATGGAGATGAGCTTGACGCTATCGGCTATACGAAATTCGATATCCTCAAAGTAACATCACTCAACGTTATCTCTGACACGGTCAATTACGTCAACTCCAAGAAGCCGGGAACACTGCCAAATGCAACTGAAATTTTTGAATGGGTTGATCTCAAAGATAAGAAAACGATCGAGCTCGCGAACAATGCTGATGTTGTCGGAGTATTCCAGCTTTGGAAACCTGAATGCATCAAGATGTTTGAAAAACTTACAATCCGTGAATTTGAAGATTTTGTATTGATTACAACGGTTATTCGTCCTGGAATTGATAGAGAAGAATTTATTGACTGTCATGAGCACCCAGATAAGGTCAACTACATTGTCCCTGAACTCAAACCAATTCTCAAAGACACATTCGGGATTTTGCTCTTTCAAGAACAGATTATGGACGTGTGTCACCATATTGCTGGATTCACACTCATTCAAGCTGATAACATTAGAAAAGCAATTGCGAAGTTGTCAAAGAAAGAGGATCTTGAGTCGTACACTGAAAAGTTCATAAACGGATGTCTTGCGAACGGTATTTCAAGATACAATGCTGAAAGAATGTGGAGTGAGATTCTCAAGAGACAACGTTATGGATTCAACAGATCACACGCTGTTTCTTATTCGCTCATTAGTTTTGTCACCGCATATCTGAAAGCGCACCATCCTCTTGAATTTCTGTGCGCATGCTTGAATGATAAAAATGAGCCGCGATTTATTCATCAATTGAAAAAACATGGTTTTAAGATTCTTCCACCGTGCGTCAAGAGAAGTGGTGTAGATTTTACAATTGAAGATGACGGAATTCGTGTTGGGCTCTCTGCGATAAAGGGCGTCGGCGCGAACGCTGAAAATATCGTAAAAGCGAGACCGTTCTTTGGAAAAGCAGAATTCAAATCGAAGTCAAGAATCTCGAGCGATGTCTATACCGCGCTTCTCTCAATAGGTGCTTTTGATTGCTTAAAAGAAGTTGATGAATTTTCTAATGAAAGTAAGAAGGATGTTAACAATGTACGGTTCGCAAGCGAAAAAGAGCTTTTAGGATATTATGTTACTGGTGATCCGCTCAGTGAATACGCTGAAAGATTTAAGCATTGTGAGACGAGCGATCAATGCCGACGGCCAAAAATTATGATTGGCGGCAAGGTCGCGAATATCAGAACGCACGCGGCGGCGAAAGGTGAAATGGCTTTTATGACGGTTGAAACAACACAGGACACGTTCGAAGTCGTTGTTTGGCCGGAAGATTGGCGGAAAATACTTGGTAGGATTACGCTTGGAAGTATATTTGTAGCTACGGGTTTACTTACAACTCGCGGGTCTTATTCGTTAAAAGATTTTGAGATACTTAAGCAATGACAACTGAGCGTTCAAAAGATGACATTATTGGTTTTTATGAAGAAATGCTTGATATCTGTGTTTCGAAAGAAATGACTGATGATGTTGATAAGATCAATAACGCTTTGAGAAATTGGAATGCCGTTGGCGCTCACCTGATTTCTGAAGATTCAAAAATTGACAGTCAACTGATTGCTGCCGAAACCGCATATGATGATTTTAACGAAAGCATTCAACTTCGTATTGTTAGATCACTTAAGAAAGAATTCGGTAATTCATTCAACGCGACGCAGGCATTGATTGCGAGCGCAGCGTCAGAGACGCCAGATATCAAAGTTGAGCATGATAGACTTCGACTGAGAAAACAAGAACTAAAGACTCAAAAGTCGAAAATCGAAAAAATAATAAGATTGCACGAAGGGTTCAAAATGATCCTTTCGACACTTTCAAGTAACTTGAGAACAGATTTTCTTGGTGGTTCGAATTCCGGTAATAATCCAAACCCTCGTCGGCAGCATGGTGCTGTCGGCGAAGCAGAAGCGAAGCGCCTACTGGGGTAGTCCATGAGTTTTGAAGATGATATGGTCGGGTACGCAGAATCGTTGAATACGGGTTCTGCCGGGTACGTCGAGTACAAGAAGAAATCGCTCAGCAAAGATGCGACGATGATTCGAGTTCGAATCATCCCGCCGTTTGAAGAGTTCTTTGACGCATGGGTCCCGCAGCAGCCGTCTTCTGCGATTGAGTCAAAGAACTTTGGCAAGAACAGGAAAATCATTTCTGCCGGGTACTACCAGAACCCGGAGACGAAAGAGTACGTCTACAAGTGCCCTCTCGCGAAGCTCTTGAATTCATGGCGAAATGAAACGAATGTTCTGAAGAAGAAGTGCTACGACGACTGGTACCCTCGTCGCCAGTTCGCGTTCAACTGCATTCCGCAGAACAACCTCGGAACTGAGATCGACCCGTGGTGCGTTTCGAATAAGCACACGCAACTTCTCATCACTGGTTCAGAGAGTTCTGACGGCATCGGCATCACGCTCTTCAAGGCAATCGCTCAGGCCATCAAGGTTTACAAGAGCTTTGTCCCTGACGCGCGCTTGCAAGATGTCGACATGATTCTTTCGAGGTCTGGCAGCGGTACTGACACGAAGTATGCCGCTCAAGTCGCGCCGACGCAGTGCAATATCGACATCAAAGCGTACCAACTGTACGATTTGAAGCAGCTTGCAAAGTTGACCACTGTTGAAGAAATGGAATCGATCACTCAGATCGGTTTGCAGGAACACAACTACGGTCAGAAGCTTGGTGCGAGTTTCGAACAATCGCAGGAGACTTTGAGACTCGCCGAACAGGCGAAGGCTAACGGGCCGTTCGTGGGAACGGTTTCAAACGGTCCTGGATTTGTTTCAGGGCAACAGCCCGCGAGTGTCGTGGTAACTGGCGCTAACCCGACTCCTTTGCGAGTAGTCGGCGAGACTCCAAGGATCACGCAGCCGCACGCCGAAGCACCTGTCGCCGCACGGCAGGTCGTAAACACCGCTCCCGCCGTTGTCGCGGCTGCTCCGGTTGTTGTTCAGAAAGCTGAAGTCGTTCAGAAAGATGTTCTTGTCAACTGTTCAAATCCGCAGTGCGGCGTGACACTTTCTATCCCTGCCAGTGTTTTCAACTCCGGTCTCGCGATTGAATGCCCGTCGTGTCGGAAGCCCGTTGACACCGTTCCGTTCTGAGAGTTAAAATGTCTGATCTTGTCGATGAGCTTCTGAAAAGAATCAACAAAGTTACTTCTGGGTTCAAAGACAAGGACGTTCCTGCATATCGACTGAGTGATACGTCAAGTCAATTTGTAGGGACAAAGATTCCGACAGGAGACTCGCAGATCGATGGCTTGCTGCACGGAGGTTTTCCGTGCGGCAAGCTCATTGAGATTTTTGGAGGTGAGAGCAGTGGTAAGACGACCACTGTCCTCACGATGATCGCTGGCGCAATCAAGAGGAATCCTGATTGCGTCGTCATTTTTATCGACGCTGAACACGCGCTCGATCTCGCTTACGCAAAGAAAATCGGCGTTGACCCTGAAAAAGTCATCATTCAACAGCCAGATTTCGGCGAGCAAGCACTCGATCTTATCAAAATTGCGTGTGAAGAATTCATACACACGAAAGCCAAGAATCCGAAGGCGCAACTCATCATTTGCCTTGATTCTGTCGCGGCACTTGTTCCTGCATCAGAATTCAATGCTGATACGATTGAACAATCAGGCGGAATGGCTACTCAAGCTCGAATGATGAGCCAGTCACTTCGACAGATTATTGGACCAGCTTATAAATCTGATGCGTGCGTTGTTTTTATCAACCAGACCCGCGACAATGTCGGTGGCTATGGCCCTTCAGCGACGTCTGGAGGTAAAGCTCTGAAGTTCTACGCGTCAATTCGAATTCAGCTTTCAAAGCTTGGAAAATGGGACGATGTTGACGGCGGTATCAAGACAAAAATGACGGTTGTGAAGAGTAAAGTTTTTGCTCCGTTCCAATCTGTTGAATTCTTTATCGGGCCGCACGGGATTGATTCGTGGATTTCTATTGTTGAGACCGGAGTCGCTCGCGGCGTTATCAAGAAATCTGGCGCTGGTTTTGAGTTTGAAGAGAAGAAAGTGCGTGGGAAGTACAACTTTTCTCTTGAACTAAGAAAAGACATCGGGCTTGCTCGAAGAATCGTTGAGGCGATAAACAAAGCGCCTGCTATCGAAATCGTTAAAGAATCAAAAGCTGAAGAAATTAGTGAAGAAGAAGCGAAGGCTCTCATCGAATGAAAATTCTATTCACTGGCGACTGGCACCTTGGCCTGACAACGCACTCAAACTCTAAAGAGAGAAAATCAAGAGAAGAAGAGCTCAGGAACGCTGTTGACTTTATTGCAGAATACGCGATTACTGAAGAGATTGATGTCGTCGTTCACTGCGGTGATATTTTTCACACAAACAAACCTTCTCTCGACGATGTTGCGTTCGCGATCTCATTCTTCAAAAAGCTTGAAGATCATGATATTGACACTTTCATGATTGAAGGAAATCACGATATTCTTTCAGTTGAAAAGGATGTCGGCCCGCTTGAGTTGATGGGAAGAGTTTTATCAACTGATATTATCACTGACACCATTACTACTGTCGATGTTTCTGATAGAGGTAAAGAAGCTCGATTCATCTTTGTCCCGTTCCCGTGCAAACTTGAAGATGCTGAAGCTTTTAAGAGCGCTGCGTGTTTGAATATCTTCGTTGCACACACATCTCTTGATGGTGCGACAATAGGTCATGAATCGACACTGCTTGCAAAATTCTGCCATGTTGAGAAGCCGGTCGAAAACGCTATCTTGATTTCAGGACACATCCACAAATTTCAAGCGATTCGTCCCGATTTCAAGAACCTTTGCTTGTATCCAGGATCGATCATTGTCAATGACTTTGGCGAATGGTCTCAGAAAAAGGGATTCGTTGTTCTTGATGTCGCTAAAGAAGAGTGGGAGTTTGTTGAGACTCCTCACCGAAAATTCTATGTGATTGACTATGGTGTTTCTTTTGAGAATTTCATTGCATCTTTCTCAGGAAAGCTAGACAATTGCATCGTTAGAGTTGACATCAAAGAAGATGCGAACCCGGAAGTACACAACGAAAATCTAAAGAGAATTCTCGAGTTCTTAAAATCTCAACGTCTTTATGATTTCAAGATTAAGATTGAAAGCTGCGAAAAACTCATCGTTCGTGATGCTTCGATGAAGAAAGAATCTTCTCCTCGCGATCTCTTTATGAGGTATTCTGAAATGTCTAAGTTTGATTCTTCTCTTTCAGAACTTGGTATCGAAGTTCTGTCAAGTGTTTCAAAGTAGAAGAATCGTTGTCGGAATTGATCAAGCCGTAACAAATTCTGGAATTACGTTCATTGACAAGGATTGCAATATTCTCTATCAATCAACGATAGTGAATGTAGATCCTAAGATAATATGGAAAAAGCCACTTAACGCAGCTTGCCTGATCTGGCAGTGTATTGAAAAAAGATCTATTGAACTTTCATTCACTATTGATGAATTAATGATTGTCCGTGAAAATCATTCGATGGTGCAGCACGGAAACGGAGCCAAATTGCTTGAGCTTGCGGGTGCATTAGACTTAATTGTTGCGTCGAAAAATATTAGTTTTGAAGACCAATACTTCCGCGTCTTGCCAAGGCAGTGGATGAAAATGTTTTCAGTTGAAAAGCCAAGAAAAGTATCGAAGTCTGGTAAGACGAAATCAGTTGACGTGCGTCGATACATTTTAGAAAATGAAGGCAAAGGAAAGAATGAACATGAGCTTGATTCTTTCTTTATGGCGATGTACGGGTTGAAGAAATACAATGAAGATTCTTAAAGTCACTCTCATAAATTATCGATCGTATGAAAAAGCTGTTATTGATTTCTCAAGATTTGGTTCGATCATTGGAATTCTCGGCAAGACAGGTTCCGGTAAGTCATCAATCATAGAAGCGATCCCTTACGCAATTTGGGGGGAGTTTCGTGACACCTCTGAAGATGATTTGATTAGAGATTCTCAAAATGAGATGATTGTTATTGTTGAATTTGAGATTTCCGGTCGACTCTTTGTTGTTGAGCGAAAGAGAGTTCGTTCGAAGACTTCAAGTGTTAAGTTTTCGATCAATGGAGTTGACCAAAGTTCTGTGACGAATGTCACGGCTGTCAACCCAATAATCGTTCGTGAGATTGGTTTCGACGCCGCTTTGTTTTATTCGATTTCATTTTTTAGGCAAGGGCAGAACACTGAGTTTGTTGATGCCACTGCCGCTGATAGGCGCTCCCAACTTTCAAAAATTATCGACACGTCGATCTTTCTGCTTGCCGCTGAAAGAAGTAGATCGCTCAAAAATAACGTTGAGAAAGACGTTCTGAAAAATTCAGGTGAACTCAGACTATACTCAGAGAGTATTAGCTCTTTCAATGCAAGTTTTGGATCAATCGATAGAGCTCGTGAAAAGATTCTTGCTCTAGAGACAAGTAAAGCAGAAGTCGAAAGAGTTGTTGTCGCGTTGAGACAACGTTATCACGAGACAAATGCAAAGATCAATGAAATCAAATCTCATTATCAAGGCAGGCTCGATGCTTCAATCAAGAAGGCTGCTGAAAAATCAAGAAGTATAGCGAGTTATAGGCTCGAAATTGAAAAAGCAAATCATCAGATTGAAGTTTCACTTGAGTATCTCAGGATATTCAATAAAAAAGTTCAAGATCATAACGCTTTGGTTGAAAAATTCAAAGATGTTGATTTCTTCTATGACGATCTTGCCTATCGAGATTGTCTCGTGCATGCAGCATCTCTTCGAAAAGAGATTGAGATACGGGCTCGTACTCTTTCAAAAATAAACAGTTCTTCGAGCTTCTGTCAAGAATGCCTACAACCTGTTTCAGAAGAACATATTCTTGGAAAGAAATCTGAGATCGAGTCTTCGATACAACTTCTCAACAAATCGTTAGAGGAGATGAAGAACGAGATAATTAAGCACGAGAAGCAGAAGAAAATTTCTGACGAATATTCTAAGATCGCTTCTTCGAATCCCGTGATGCCGCAAAATTGTGATGATGAATATCGAAATACTCAGAAAGAAAAGATTGCCGCATGTGAGATATCAATCAAGTCGCTTCAAGAAGAGCTTGATGAAATTGCAAAATCAATTGAATCAATTAAAATCGGCCTTAGTGGTCTCCCTGAGCTTGAATCTGAAATTGCGTCTTTGAAAAGAGATGGTGTCAGCAAAGGTGCTGAAGTTGATGAGTTCACAAAAACAATCTTAAGAATTTCATCGGCGATTGAGAGCTTCGAAAAGAGTTCTTTGAAAGCATCTGAGATAGAATCGTCGCTTCGAATCTCTAAACACATATCTGATAATTACGACACTCTGAGTGCCGCGTTCGGCGTCTCAATTCCGTCAATGATTATTGAGAACGTTTGCGGCGACGTTTCAAATTACGCAAACGCTATTCTTGAAAAAGCAAGATCATCTTATCGAATTCAAATGAAAACTCAAAAGACCATCAAATCAGGTGAGTCTCGTGAGGTCATCGACTTTGAAATTATTAGCGGATCTGACAAGATACGAAAATACAAGTCGCTCAGCGGCGGTCAAAAAGCAACCATCAATCTTTCAATTCGATTTGCGCTTGCTGAACTGTTGTGCGAAAGCAAGAAGGTTTCTATTGAGTGCGCATTCCTTGATGAGGTGTTCGCGGGAATTGATTCAGTCAGCCTCACGAATATCATTTCTCTTATCGTCAGCTTGAAAGACAAATTCAAGAATATCTTTATCGTAACTCATGATGAAGAATTCAAAGCTTTTATTCCAGACACCGTCGCTGTTTATATGAATAACGAAACGAGCGAGGTCTCCAGTGACTGAACAAAAAGACAAAGACAGCAAATCGCCAGATCTGAGAGTGGCTCCTCCAGAAACTACTTCTTCGAACGCAGTTCCTTACAAGCAAACAGATGATGCGAAAAAGAAGGTAGATGAACTGCTCGCGAAGCGGGCTGAATATGTCGAAGCTGTAAAGAAGATTGATGAGCTCGTTTCTCAATTGCAATATGGCATTACGCAATATTCAGACGGAAGACACCATTGCAATGGATTTGGTGTTGGCTTTGATTTGACTGACTATACTTGTCGCGAATTGTGCAAGAGAGAGCTGCACGTAGCGTGCAAGACAATGAGTCTTGCCTCTAGAGGTAAGCAGAAGCTTGATCCAAAAGTCTTCGGTGTTGCTATTGATAGAAAGGATACTGAAGTATGAACAATCCATCAGGTTCGGTTCAAGCAAATATGGCTGCCGGAAGAGGCGTTGTCGGCAAGTTCTCTTTCCTGAAGAATCCTACCCCAAAGGGAAACGCGTCGCCTAAAGTGACGATTGCTTCAACAGGAAAAAAGAATCACGGATTTTCACTTGGGACTTTTGAGATCAACGGTTCAAAAAGTGTCAATCCTTCGGGGAAATGATGATCCTGTTATAAGGGATTTCATTCTTTTTCAATCAGGGGACGATAGCGCATTCTGGCGCATCGTCCTCGATTTGCGAATTCAAAAACTAATTAGAACGAATGTCGTAAAATCGACTATCCAATACAGTCTTAAATCAATTGAAGTAGAAGATCTTAATCAACAGATTCTTCTAAATATTCGCGATAGAATTAGAACATTTCAAGTCCGTGAAGATTTTGACGCTGAACATCGAGTCAAATCATTTTTTGAATTTTTGAAATTAGTCCTTATCGGTGAACGCGAAAGAGCAATCAAGCATCAACGTGGATTGATTTCAAGAAGTGATGAATCTCGTTACAGCACTTTGAAAGTCAAGATTGAAAAGAATATCGATCACGACAACGAGCTTTCAATAACAGAAAGTGAAGAAAAACAAGAGAGCATCAAATCGAAGAGAATTGCTCATGATTTTAGAAAGAGCATCATAAAATCGTTCGTTGAAACAAAAAACGAATCTTTCATTCGATCGTTCGTTTCATTGATTGAGAACGACCTCGGTGTCGCTGACTTTTTTTCGAAAAAAGAATCCGAAATTTTTGAAAGATCTGCTTTTACGAAGCGGCTTGCTTATTATATTTATGCCATAAGGAAACTGTTTGCAGAAGAAACAGACATGGCAATGAAAATCAAAACTCTTTCAATTTTTACCGATCATATTTCAATCGCGACAAGTGTTTTTGAAGACAGCAACAATATCTCGAACTGGGATCTCGATTACTTTACTGATCGTGATCTTGATACTGCTGAAGGAAAAATTGGTGATCTCGTTCGCCAGCATTCGTTCACTTTTGTCCTGATCAATTCAGTCGACAGAGAGAATAAGGCGAACGCACTTGTTGAGAGATATCTTTCAAGAAGAGGCATTCCTTTTGAGAAAGTTGATCTCGACCCGATTATCGCAAGTCTTTCTAGATTTGACGCGCTCATTTCGAAATTTAATTCGATCAAGATCGCGAAAGCGTGGGTTCTCGGGATGGTAAAAGAATCTCAATTGAGAATCGCAAGAACAGCTATTTGAAGAATCGTGAGCTTACTTATGAGCATTTCTCCAAAACTCTTTGATCAAAGCTTTATTTTCCATGCAGTGCAAGATGTTCCAAAAAATCCAATAATTCTTGTCAGCGGCGGGCGTGATTATAAAAGTAATTTCTTTGAGTATGAAGTTCTTGATGAAATCAATCGATTGAGGCAAGTTTCACTTCTTATTTGCGGTGACGCTACTGGCGCTGACGCGATAGCCGCCAATTGGGCCGATTCAAGATCAATTGAAAAACGCGTGTATGAAGCTAAATGGAACTTGTTCGGAAAAAGTGCTGGCATGATTAGAAATTCAAGAATGGCTTCAGAAAACAGTATTGATCTCGCCGTCTTTTTTCCTGGAGGGCGAGGAACTGCGAATATGAAGAAGATTATTGTTGAGAGCGGCGTCAAATATCTTGAGATTCAATAATGTCGATGCATCAGATAGGGCAGAGATATCACGACAGCATCAATAAGCTGTTCGGATATATCGGGCTCCTCTTAAAAGAAGATGTCGTAATTGAGTTCGATTCGAAATATTCAGTTCAATACAAAGCGCCTCGATCAGTTTCTATTAGCCAAACGCTCTTTCAGACCGATAGCTGTCATTCTTCAGGTAAATGCTGTAAGGTTGCCTTTGACCTTGCTTACACGCGCGAAGGCTATTCTCGCGCCGAGAACGCTGCGATCGCAAGCGAAAGTGCCGCCAAGTTAGTATCGGCCTTAGTACCTGTTGCTACCGAGATAAACGGTAAGAAGGTTGAAGTTTGGGTTCATCTCAACGATAAGGTCGCTCGGTATACGGGACTTAAGACATGTGACTACCTTGAGAACCCACAAGAAGGACCGTTCGCACAAAAATTCATTTGCGGTCTACATGGCGGATACAACAGAGTCTTTGAATCTGCTCAACCATTTCACTGCATAGCTCCTCATTTTGTCGTCAGGTCAAGGCTTGACGGCTGTTCATTCATTGGAAGAATGCAATTCGGGAGAAATTGGAGATTCGGCTGCCCTGTTGTTTTCAAGAGAGGGCTTGAGTATTTCGATAAAGATTACCGCCAAGACCTCGACAAGCTTCTGATGATGCTTCGAATCGCAGAAGATATGAAGGTCAAGACATGGATTCCTGAAATTATCGAATGGCTCAGAACTAATGAAGAGATGATAAAGTACATGGCAATCACGGGTGATTACAAATCAATCCCGATATTCGGTGTTTCTGTCGATGATAACGAGGGGATTTTCGATGAGTTGGAAGATGTCGGAACGTCTGTCTAAGTTGCTTGACGAGGCTGAAGAATTCGATGCTTTTCAAGGTGAAGATTGCAATCGTAGCGTATTCAAGATGCGGCTTCTGATTGAAATAGAAGAAAAATTAAAGCCATTTGTTCCGAAAGAACAAATTAAGGAAGCGGCGGATACAATGTATAATTTAATTATGGAAATTGAGCTTCCATGAAAAAGGTACTGTAATGCACATTGTCATCGCGTTTCCGTGGTCGCGATCGAAAGAGATCGTGAAACACCCAGAGCAAATTGCTGCTGGAGGGATCTGGTCAATTGTTCATGCGATGAGATCGATCGGTGAGCAAGTCTCACTCGTTAATCTCTATGATGAGAATGATAAGTTCAACGACCATCGAGCCGTTCAACAATTCCAAGACATCCTCAACGTCTCATCCCCTGAAAAACTGATTGTATTCGATTTCGGAAATTCGAGAGTTGACTGGCGATCAGCTCATAGAAAAACTGCGAACATGCAACTGGTATATCATGCCGGTGATGATCCGATGCGTTATGACGCTAATAGAGCATCAATCAAAGAAACTAATTATGATTTTTTGATGACCGCGCAAAAGCCATTCGTTGAAAAATACATGGCAGAGTTCGAAACGATTACGGGGTGGGTTCCGTATTGGACCGATAATCTTCTTCACTACCAAGTGTTTGGCGCAAAAAAGATATTTGACGTCGTTCATTGCGGAAAAATCTACGGACTTCGCCAACCTATACTTGAGGCGATGGCTTCAAGCGGTATCAGTGTCAAGCATGAATTTCAGTTTGGACACGCATATCGATCACTTCTTTCGAAATCGAAAATTGGCTTCCATCACGCGTGGTGCGGCGAAGTCGGGTATCGTCATTTTGAAGTTGCTGCTATGGGCCTCCCTCTCGTTTGTGACGAGCTTGATCCTTCATACGGTCTTCGAGATCTCTTAGGCGATGAGCCATTTTATTACGACGGAAAAACCGATGAAGAGAAGATTGCGAACTGTGTCAAGGTGACCAAAGAACTTCTCGCAAACATCGAAGCGCCAGAAGTTTCAAAAAGAATCAAAACTTTGCGTGACAATGTTTTGAAAGACCATACTTCATTTCAAAGAGCGATACTTATTCGTGACATTTTGAAGACATCTAACACGATCGGATATGACCATGACTGATATTGAATCCGTTATTAAAGACATCCCAGAATTTCCTGGATATGGTGTGTCTGCGACCGGAGAGATCTTCAGCAAGCGCCAGAGAAAAACTGGCAATATCACTTCAGTCTGGAAGAAGATCGGTTCAAGAGAAGATGCGAACGGCACTTTAAGAACGATCATTAGAGATCGTGAAGGAAAAAGTCGAAACGTTTCGATAAGAAATCTCATGGCTTCTGCTTTTCTTAACGTTGAAAGATCAGCTGACGCGTATGTCGATTCAATCGACGGTGACCCTAAGAATTTGAGTCTTTCAAATATCAGGTGGGTTGAGCCTGAAAAGAAGCCTGAAAAGAAGGCAAAAAGAAAAGCGAAGAAGGCAAAACCTGAAGAAGATTTTGTCGTTATTCATGCTGAAAGCGGCGAAGAGCCAGCTCCAAGCGATACTGACGCGGATATCGAAGAAGTGAAAGGCGAAATCAAGTGATACAGAACGCAAGGATCGCGGTCCTTTTCGGTGACTGTGACAATGGCGGCGCCTCTGGCTCTGCTGATTATGACAATGGCATCTGGCAGCACACTCTCAATGTCCAGAGAGTTCCTCTTGAAAAGAAGATGTCAGATGAGCAGATCGCTCTCTGGTGCAAGGCGAACTCAATTGATGTTCTCCTCTGTACGATGTGGGGGACGTTCATTGCCGGTACTGGCAAGAACGACCGTGGTGTGAAGACCCTCAAAGAGTATTGCAAGGGTCTCAAAGTTGTGGGGATCGTTGATGAACCTTTGATGGTTGATGTCGCCTCAAGGTTTGGTGGCAACTCTCAAAGCATGGCGATCAGCAAAGGGTACGTCGACGGCCTTGCTGATTTCGATGCGATCATCTGCTTGACCGAAAAAGAGATCGAGTTCTACAAGTCGTTCAACCCGAACGTCGCCTGTCTTGGCCTCCCTTTCCCTGATGACGCGTATCCGAACGGTGGATATTCAAGCCTTATTGCTGATAGGCTTCGACCGGAAAAAGGTAGTGAGATCTGGGTAGGTCTCGGCGTCGGCGGGAATGCGTTTACCAGATGGGAGCGCAACTACCTTGTCGCCTGCGAGGCTTTTAATCTCGCGGTTGAAAAGGCAAGAGCTATCGACCCGCACGTTGCAGAAAGCATGCGTGGCGTCCTGCTCTCATGGACTGAGAAGACGCAGCTTGATGTCATTGATTTCTTCAAAACGAAGTACAAGAACATCAAGATCCAAGTTCGAAGTGATATGAGAACGTATCTTCACTTCCTTCAAAGCTGTGACTTCGTCATCAACCCGTGCTTGAGAGACACTCCGCAGAGAATAAACGGCGAGTGCTCTTATTTCCAAATTCCGTTCGCAGCTTCTCAATTCGGCTCAAATGTCACTGACCCTGTCGGTGAATTTGATGTTGAAGGTTTTGCTCAAAGATGTGTTGACTCAATCTTCTGCCAACAAGAAGATTTGACGCCGATCGTCGAAGCAAACAAGGAAAGCCTTATCAAGAATTTCGGCAGAGAGGCTATGCGCGCGAAATTCAAAGCGTTCATGATTGAGTGTGGCATCCTTTCAAGCTGGATCGAAATCGGCGACAAGAACGAGACATTCATTTGAAAACTGCAATAGTGCTCCCTGTTTACGGTTGCTGGGAATACGTCAAGAAGACGCTTCGAAGTCTTTCTAGAAACACTGATAGCGAGCACTATTCTCTTTTCATCATCCACAACCCGAATTCGATAGATGATGGTCGGCTTGAAGATTTGATGAAGACCGGTCATCCTCAAATCGCAGTACAGAGATTTTTTGAAGACTGCTATCATGAGTTCTTCAAGGATGACAATGTCGACGTCAACATCTCGTACAATGAGAAGAATCGCGGTGTTTCGGCTTCGTGGAATCAGGGTCTCGAAGCTGCTAAACAATTTGAAAAAGCTGTTCCCGTATTCGATTCCTTTGTTATTCTTAATAGTGATGTTCACCTTGCAAATGATTGGCTATATTTCCTAAGGCTTGCGATTCAATCAAATCCAAAAATGCCAATTCTGGTCAACCCTCAATTGACTGAAGGTGATTTGCCTGACGGCGAAATTTCTCAAAATACGGTGAATTGTACGAAACGTCCGATCTGGTTCGGAAAAGCTCCAGGAATTTGCGGGCCGTGCTTCTTTTTCTCTAGATCGGTTCTTTCAAAGATCGGATCTTTTGATACTTCATTCAGATATCTGTGGTTTGAAGATCTTGATTTCTTAACGAGACTTCGTGCTCACGGCATTCAAATTGTTCAGTCAGCGAATTCGTACGTCCATCACTATGGTCAGAAATCAAGCAAGGATCTTGATCATATGGATGACTACAAGTGGGAGAACAAGAGAAGATTCGAAAAGAAATGGTGCGTCGCTTTTGAAGGATCGTTCCATTCATCTTTCGCGCCTGATATTTCAGAGCTTAGAGAAACGTGCGGCTTTCTCGCTGTATAGAGTTTTAAGATGAAAATTGGCGCATTGATGGTCTGCCGTAATGAATCAGACTGGTGTGATTATGCTATTGAGGGAGTTGCGCCTTATGTCGATACTATCGCGATTGTGCGTGGATTGACATCGTGGAACAATGGTTTCACGAGCCTTGACGATACGCGCGAAAAGATTTTCTCGAACAAGTATCATCAAAGCGGAAAGATTGTCTACAAAGAAGTAGACAATCCTGGAAGTGATGAGGCTCACCGCAACATTTGTCTTGAAATATTAAAAGAGCGCGGATGTGATCTCGTTTGGGTTGTCGATTTCGATGAATTCTACGATGATCATAATGTTGAGAAAATGTTCGATCTCGTAAGAAAAATTGGAGTTGCAAACTGCGGTCAGGTTTACGGATACGCTTACGCCTATTGGCGAGGGCTTGGCTATCGCTCAACAACGCCAGAGCGATTTGGCCCAATCCTATTTAATCTAAGAGAAAATACGAAATTCAATTACATTAGAAATGTTGATCAAGATCCCGGACATACGTTTGAGGTCGTGCTTCATCACATGACAGCGGTGAAAACTGAAAAACAAATGTATGAGAAAATCAACGGATGGAGTCACGCGAACGAGGTAATCAAAGGCTGGTATGAGAATAAGTGGCTGAGGTGGCCGTCTAATAGACTGATGACCAATCTTCACCCAGTCTCACCGGGACTTTGGCCGAGCATCGAAAAGATCGATAAGAGAACTCTTCCGAAAATCTTGCATTCACATCCTTGGTTCTCAACGGATATCGTAAGATGAATACAGCAATCAATTTCGCAAACAAAGACATGACTGATGATTTTTACTATGATCTCGTAAAAAACATCTATAAAAAATCATACTTCAAACAGAACAATTACATCAAGACTTGTCAGAATAATGCTGCACACGATGAAGCCAAAGCTAAGATCATCAAAAAGATCTTCCCTAACGCGAAGAAGATCTTGATTGGCGGCGCTGCTCAAGGATATCTTGTCGCTCTATTGAACAAGCAAGGGTTTGACTGTTACGGATTCGACCCGCTCTACCATTTTTACCCTGAAGCTTTCTATGAAGTTTGTGAAGAAGATGCTCTCCCTCGAATGAAAGCTGGCTTCTGCGAAAAAATTCCTTTTGAAAAAGATGATGACTTCGATACTTTTGTAACATTCGATGTTCTTGAACACATCTGTCAAAACTTTATTGTGAAAGTTGCAAAAGAATGCGAGAGAATGCAATTCAAACAGATGCTTCACGTCATAGGAACATCTGACAATATCGTTGGTGAAGGTCATCTTTGCGAAGGCCATATCATTTTCAGAGATAAAAACTGGTGGGCTGATCAATTTAGAGGATCTAATTTCAAAGACGTGACTTCAAATTTCGTTGATTCAAAATACTGGCCCGTCTTTAAAGCCGACCTTCCAGGAGGTCTTGTCTATGAAAATTCTTCATATTGTTAATCAGATGAGCATGGGTGGGACTGAAAAAACCGTCATCTGTTTTTCAGGTTTGTTAAGAGCTTATTTCGATCACAATAGCTCTATCTTTACATTCAAAGGCGGAGTTCTTGCAGAAAAGGCCGCAAGAGCTTCAGACGAATACGTTCAAGGCGACGTCAAAGATCTAGAAAACCTCCTTAACCACTCGCTCCCTGACGTTATTCATCTTCATCGAGGAGGATGGGCTGAAGACGGCGCGATGGAAGTTGTCGCGAATTATAAGAGACATCAAGGCTGCAAGGTCGTTGAGACAAATATCTTCGGCGATGTTGATCGTGGAAATTTCGTCGGTACGATCGATTTACATCTTTTTGTCAGTGAGTATTTGAAGCACTATTATCTGAACGCTTCAAACGGAAAGACTGATATTTCAAAGATTGATGTTCTTTACAATCCGGTTAATCAAAACCAACTTGCTTTGACTGTTCCGAAAGAAGAATGCAAGAAAAAGTTGTGCGAGATTTACGGAATTCCTGATTGTAAAATCCTTGCTCTTCGAATGGGACGCGCTGCTAACTACTATGGAATAAGCGTGAAGGCTTTCAATCGCCTTATCTCGCAAGGATACGATATTAGAATACTATCCTTCGGCACGCCTTCAGAAATGAGAGAAGCACTGTCAGGTTCTGACAGATTTCATTTTTCAACAGACTATATCATTGATAAAGAGAGACTCGATCTTGTCTACCGTGGATCTGATGTTTTGATGCATGATAGAATTGATGGAGAAACTTTCGGCATTGTTATCGCTGAAGCTATGATGGCTCAGACACCAGTGGTGAGTCATATAAGTTCGAAATTTCAAGGTCATTTAGAGATCCTCGACGGGAACATTGATCTTGCAATTCGAACCCTTCACACTCAACCAAATTTGATAAAGATTAAAGATTCTATCAGAGAATTGAAAGGCGGGTACATTGTCGGTCTTGAAGATGATGTGTCTTATGCAAAGGCAATACTCGAGTCTCAAATAAATTACCGTAACGGCGGCTATTATGTTGCTATGGAAAATTATAGTGTTTCTAATGTCATTTTGAAACTTGAAGAAATCTACAGGAAGTTGGTTCTTTCATGAGCGATTATTCATTCGTCAATGTTGGTGTTCTCAATCACGGGAGATACAACCTCCTTGAGAAGACACTTGACTCTGTCAGAGATCTCAAAAGATATGGCGTCGAATTCACGTTGATGGATAACGCTTCTCCTTCTGACGAAGTGAAAAAGATCAAGTCAAGATATTTGCGATTGTTCAACAATACGATCTTTTCTCCGACAAATCTCGGAATAGGTGGAGGAATCAACCAACTTCACCGTGTTGCGAGAATGCGCCGCGCTCGTTATTTCATGATGCTTGAGAACGATTGGGAGTGTCGTTCGATAAATCTTGATTGGTTCTTCGCGGCTATCGAAATTCTTGAAAAACACAAATCAGCATGCCTTGTCAAATTGAGAAATCGAAATGATGGTCAATATGACATGCGTGGAGATAATTACCCAAACGTCACAAACCTCTACAACCCTTGGTTCGTCGAGCCTCTTTTGCAGCCGGTCACATTCGGTGTGACTTCGAGCATGATCACTTACGGTGTGTCACTTGCAAAAAGAGGATATTCAAACAACCCTCACCTGATGCGAATGTCCTCGTTTGAAGGTCATGCCATGAATGAATCTGTCAAAGGAAAGGGTCTAGAGGAAGAAGAATATGAACACCTTCCTTTCAAACTTGGGTATGAAACTGCGAGTCTTATGAACGGTCCGTTCGCGCATATCGGGTAATTAAATTGCAAGATTTAATTTTCATTTCCCGAAAAGCGTGTAGAATAGGGCGCAATGGCTAAATCCACTTGTACGAGAAACCTACAGTTTGACGCCGGTCATCGAGTCTACAAGCATGGCGGCAAGTGTAAGAGTCCTCACGGACATCGATATTCAGTTGATGTAACGGCAATAGCTGAATTCTATCTTGACAATCTTGGAATGGTTGTTGATTTTTCAGTATTGAAAATAATCATCGGAGGTTGGCTTGACGCGAATTGGGACCACAAATTTTTATATTTCTCAGAAGACGTAGAGATGAGAAATATGGTCGAAGCCGTTTGCGACCCTATATTGAGAGAATCTTTCGTAAGCGTTGACTTCAACCCAACTGCTGAGAACATGGCGAAATTCCTGTTCTTAAAATTCAATGATGAGATTAAGGTCTTCGACCCGAGAATCTCTCTTGAAAAAGTGCGCGTGTGGGAAACCCCGAACTGTTTCGCTGAATACGTTGCTTGAGTTTGAGATCAGCCATGTCGAACGAAGAAATCGTTATCAGTGAAATCTTTCACAACATACAAGGCGAAGGAGTTTTCGCAGGTTACCCATCGTACTTCCTGAGAACCGCAGGGTGTTCAGTCAAGTGCGCATATTGCGACACTACATATAGTTGGATCGCTGAGAGAGCGGCGGGACTGGCTTCTGGGATCTATCAATCGATTGATGTCGATAGCGTAATCGATCAAATTGTTGAATCAAACATTCAACACGTTGTCATTACTGGAGGAGAGCCTGCCGAACAGGTTGACGCTCTTAAAGTTCTCACGAATCATAAGAGATCTCAAGGAAGGGTTTTCACGATCGAAACAAGCGGGAATGTTCCGTTTGAAGTCGCTGACTGTGGATTCCATCTCATAAGCTGCTCTCCGAAGATGGACGGAATGCACGCTCGCGACAAGAGTGACAGCAGATATGATCATTTGAATGAAATGATCACGAAGCAGTACGCGATTCCTGGAAGATTGTTTCAATTGAAGTTCGTCATTGGCAATGAAAAAGACTTTGAACAAGCGAAAGAGCTAATCGCAAGAGTCGTGCCAATAGATCTCGCAAAAAGAATTAACATCATTTTTCAACCGAATAACAGAAACCCAAGCGAGCAAGCAGATACTGTCCTTGGACTTCTTCAATATGTTGAGATGTACAAAATCTTGATGAAGACTCTAATGGATGACATAAAGTCAGGTACATTCTGGAGAGCTTACCCTCAGGTTAGAGCTCTTGTTCAGAACCACTGGCTCGGGTATGGAAGAACGAAGGGTATTTGAAATGATTACAGCTGAAGAAGTTGTTAAGTCTGATGTCGGGCATGTCGTCAGTGTTTCAGGTGGCGCTGACAGTGCTACCGTTCTCGCGATGGCGAAAAATCGCTATGATCGTGAAGTAAAAGATGGCATCAAGAGTCATCTGAAAGCGTTCCATTGCAATTACGGCCAGCGAACTGAAGCGCGTGAACTTAAGGCTTTTCACGATCTTTGTGACTTTTATGGGATTGTTGATTCTGATCGTATTGTTGTTGACATGTCTTTCTTGAAGCAGCTTGGCGGAAGCTCTCTGACCGACAACTCAATTGAAGTCGACGTTTCAGCCGATTCATTGAAGAGTAAGAAGATCCCGAAGAGTTTCGTTCCAGGAAGAAATATTATCTTCTTGTCAATGTGCTCATCAGTTGCGGCCATTAACAATTCAAGCGATATCTGGATTGGGGTAGTCGAAGAAGATAGCTCAGGCTACCCTGATTGTCGCGGCAGTTTCATTGAAGCTATGCAGACGGCTATTAATGAAGGCATGCCTTCTGGCACTGATTTCATGATCAACTCACCGTTGATTTATGCCAAGAAGAATGAGATCATTAAACTTGGCACAGAACTTTGTGTTCCTTATGAACTGACTTGGTCATGTTACAAGTCAAGCGAAAAAGCTTGCGGTCAATGTGATAGCTGCAAGTTGCGAGTCAAAAGCTTTATAAAGAACGGTTTGATTGACCCTATCGAATATGAAGGCGGATGGGACAAGATCGTTGAAGACTATAAGACTTGGGGAATTGACTGATGACTTCGAACATTAAGAAAGAATCGAAACATTCTCGAAATTTCGCGCACGGTCAGTCTAATCAGATTGACCTCGAGAAGCTTCGCCAATCTTACGAGAATATTTTTAGCATCATCCTCCCAGAGTGGAAGAAAGATCCCAATCTTCTTGAGAGCCCTCTGCGTATCGCGAAATCAATCGTTGAGTTGACAGAAGGTACACGTGACGATTCAATCTTAAAGCTGAAAGCTTTTCCAGCTGAAGGCTATGATCAGATTGTTGCCGTCAACAAGATCTCGTTCTATTCGATGTGCGCTCATCATTTCCTCCCATTTTTTGGGACTGTGAATATCGCGTACATCCCCAACGATAAGGTTCTCGGATTGAGCAAGTTTGCGAGAATTATCAAATACTTCTCAAAGAGACCGCAAACGCAAGAGCGTTTGACTGAGCAGATCACTGAATTCATTCAAAGAAAACTCAACCCGAAAGGCGTGATGGTTTTCGCTTCAGCCAGACATCTCTGCATGGAGATGCGAGGGATTGAAAACGGTGGAGAAACAAAGACGTCATGTATCAATGGCATCTTTAGAACTGACGATTCTGCCAAGGCTGAAGCCATGCGTATCTTTGCCACGTGATTAGGCTGATACGCATTCCGTTTTGTTGATTAGGCGCTTAGGTATAATCGAAACCGTAGCGCAACAAAACGTGTCAAAGGTTGGTCGATGGCGTTTATCGGTGGACTTGTGTTCTTTCTTATCTTTTCATGTTTTTTCAAAGCATGGTTCGTGAAATGCGTTGAGAAGAGTTGTAAGAAATATCAAGAAGACGCGAAAAGGATACTTCAATGATTAAAGTCGTAACGAAACTCAACGGACAGTCTTACTATCTTCTCCCGGATACTCCGAAAGACTTCGTCCCAGAGAACAGGCTTACAGGGTTCGCCAACCGCTTCCCTGACAAGATCTATCGGATCCATTGCGTCAGCGAAGAGTTTTCAGCCGTGTGCCCTAAGACCGGACTTCCGGACATCTACACGATTGAGCTTGAATACTTTCCGAAAGATCTTCTTGTTGAATTGAAGTCTTTGAAGGAGTTCCTGTTCTGCTTTAGAAACGTCGGCATGTTCGTTGAAGAGCTCACGAACCTCATCGCTGACCTTTTTGAAGAAAGTATCGCACCAAGATCTTTGGTCTTGAAGGTGAGACAAGCTATCCGTGGTGGTATAATAACCACTGTTGAAGCAATCCGCGGCACGGTCCCGGACGCCGATGATTACGCGAAGGCTCCCGAAGATCCTCACGGAGTGATGGTTTGAGCAGCAGAGAACTCAGAGTCAGGTATCTTGGGGAGAAAATCCTCCCCAAGATGCAAATCTTTCTCGTACTCCACCCTGAATG